AACTGCTCAAGCAGCCGCTCTAGCTCTCGCTGGCCAGCGGCTGCGTCGGCTGGTTTTTTGATCGGCTCTCACACAGCCCTTTCAGGACCGTCGTGATCTCCCGCAGGATCTCGCTGTGCTGCCGGTGTTCATCGCTCACCTGACCGCGAAACTCTCGCCAGTCTTTTACGAGCCCCTCCATCGTGATCGCATTCACTCGCTCGGCCTCGGCCTTGGCCGTCACCCAGGCCCCTCCGTACCACCACATGAACGCCAGTCCGAACAGGACGATACAGACGGCCAATCCGTAGCCTTTCATCGCGTCGCGCAACTCGTCCATCCACCAGGGGCTATCTGATCTTCGCGGCGTCATCATCTCATGTCGCTCTCTCTAGCGGATCGTCCGCAGTGGGTCGCGTTTCGTTGCCCATCCGCACTGGATGGCTCTGGGTATCGTTGTCACCGTGCCGTCCGGCAGCGTGTATCGTGGTTGTCGCGGCGTCAGTACGGCCTGCGTGTACCGGACGAATTGGACGGGCGGTGATTGCGGTGGAAGGATCACGATTGCAGCTCCGGTAAATCAACGTCCTCGTGCTCCGTCACATTGACATCGGCCCCGAGATGCAACGCCCGCGCGACCACAGCCGCGTCCTGTGCCCGACGAAACTGGATCGCCGCGTGGATGTCGTGCGTCCATTGCCACATGTCCGCCGCCGCGCTGAACCATACCGGGCCAGTCATCTCGGATTCAATCGCGAAGTAGGTTGATCTCATCTCAGCACCTCCGTGATTCCACCGGCTCGGTACAGGTCGATGCCACCGGACTGGATGCGTCCGAGCAACTGGCTGTCGAGTTCGTTTGAGATGACTCGGCTGGCGATGCGGGAGACAAGGCGGCAGTTCTTCCCGATCTCGGAATCGCCCGTAGCCACTCCCGTAATTCGCGTTCCGTCAACTCCCTCCACTGCGTGAACGACCAGACGAACATGGTAGAGTTCTCCACGCGGCCCAATCGAGCCGTAAACGTCGGTTACAAGGGATACACGGCCAGCTTGGACGCGCGTGGTCCGCCTGATGTTGTAACCACGTACCCGAAGTCGATAGGAATAATCGACGGCTCCGCTGTCACTCCGTCCGCCGTCCGCGTCACGTCGTAGAGCGTATCCTGAGACTCGGTATGCGGCAGCGGCCCAGGCGAGGACGCCGGTTCGCGGCTGGCCGTCGATGCGAAGCCTAATATCTTCCGCTTCCACGGCGGCATAGACTCTAGCGCCTGACCAATCCGCTGCATGTGTTCGTCGAGCCAAGACATCGCTCACACCTCCCGCAACCACCTGCACCACAATCTGCTCAATGCTTGGCTCCACGGTGATCGTCCTGCTAGCCGAACCGCACGCGCCGATCAGAAGTAGAGCCGCCGCTACGTTCATCGCTTCCACGCCGCCCTGTGATACTCGTTCACATCCCTGATTTCGTTCATTCTTGCCGCGTGATTCATTGACTCCCATTGTTCAGCCGACTTTTCCGCCGTCGGCTCGTTCAGCACGCCACGCGAACTCATGTTGATGCAGCCGTGAATCACCGAATACCCGTGCTCGTCCGCAATCATCGTCGGCGTCTGGCCACAGATTTCGCACGGGACTAGGTTAGTGTGGATAATCGTCATCGTCGCTCTAGTTCTCGCTCCAATTGGTCTACGTGCCGTTCCGCCTCCTGGGCACGCCTCAGCAACGCGATTACGAGCGATCCGGAGTCAAATAGTTCCTCGATATCGGCGTCCGTGTACTCGCGATCAACGAATTTACCAGTAGTCGCAGGAATCCACTCACGGACAGTCGTAGCTCTCACTTCCGCCACCTCCGATTTGCGCACCGAGTCACGCCGTTCATGCACCAGCCGAGCAACCATCCGGCGACAAACAGCCAGGCTTCCTGTTCGGTAATCATCCACTCACCAGTCGTTCACTCCCGCCTGCTGCTTGATATCCTCGATCGTCTCGCTAAACCGCTCAGCCTCGTCGATCATGGACGATCGTGGACCAACCTGCATCGCCGGAAGCTCTCTGGCCATCAACACCGGGATCTCATCACGCAGCACAGGCAGGTACACGAATCCACTGTAGAACCGGCTATCGTACCCGATGGACTTCCCGAGGTCGCCCCAGTCGTCGCCCCAACTGTTCTCGTACCACCACGACTTGCCCGTGTAGCCAACCGCGTTGATCGAATGGCTCGACCGGCCGATCTGCCGGTTCAGTCTCGCGTCCATGCCGACACGGAACCCGGCCTCCTCGTCATCAACGCTGTAGACGATCGCCTTCCACTTGCGGCCGGTCGTTTCCCAGCCGGTTGGCAGCTTGTTCGAGAACCCGGTGTCCTGCGAGAACTCATGAGGATAGCCCTGGCCGACAACCGGTAGGATGCCACGACCGAAGATTTCCTCGGCGGCGTCGGGGATGTAAGCACCGCTGTTCGGGGACCGGCCGATCCGCACGTACATCGACATCCCAGAGATGCGCCGGAAGAACAAGTCGCCGGCCATCATGTACTCGCCAAGCTCCACCCCATTCGCACAGGCATGGCCGACGCACGACCCCATCGTCTGTTCGGTGATGTTGCGGATCGACTTGGCCAGACGTGTCACCGGGAAGCGTGCAACCCATGCGGCCCACTCAGACTTCGGGATCGGCTGAAAGCCGGGCAGTGTCCGCACGTTGGCCGCTGCTGCGATTGCTTGGGCCTTCAGAGCGGCCGGAAGCTCCAGGGCTCCCAGAAGCTGGCCCTGCTGCTGCGTGAAGTCCACGTCGAGCCAGGGTGCCTCATTGGCCGGCTCTGCGGCGAACGCGACCTTCGGGACTCCGACCCAGCCCAGCACCGCGTCATCATCTAGCGGCCCCTGTCGCAGAATCCTCGGAGTCGTCTTGGTTGGGACGACATGGAACACCCAGCCACGGGTCTGGTCCTTGACCAACGCCCGGTAGCGTTCGGCCGCGTGGACCTGCATCCGCTCGTCGGGCGTTCCCGGCAGCAGGCGGATATACGGGATCGGGCTCTTGATCGCGTCCAGGCTCTCGCGGATCGTCAGGTCAGCGTCGGATTCATCGAGCGTGCAAGACCACGGGCGGACGCAGATCAACTGGCCCGGCCCGGTCGGCTGATCGTTCACGGGCGGCGTCGGCGGCGTGTTCGGTTCCATGATCGTCACGGAATCAAACACCCCGACCAGCTCCATCGAGCCGTCGCTCGTCTTGACCGCGACGTTGGCCCCGCCCTGGAGTTTGAAGATCATCAGATCGTCGGCGTGAGCGAACGAGCAGGTGATTGCAAGGGCTGTCGTGAGAATCCACCGCATATTACTTCATCTCCTGCATTCGCTTTCGATAGTCAGCAATTCCCCAGTGAACACCAAACAGGACTCCGAGTAAAAACCCAGAGAACATTACCGGAGCGACAAGCAATAGGTAGGCGGCATACGACATTGTTCACCTCCTAGCTGATGATAAGGGGCAAGAGCTTCAGGAACAGTTCCATCAGGAACGCCATGAACTTGTCCCAGTCAAATCCGTACCGTTCGGCCGCTGCCTGAAGATCGCCGGATGCCGGCACGGTGGCGAGTACGGCGTCGGCTGCTGTCGTAAACGCAGCGGCGGTCGCCTCGGGCGTCCCGGCTTTACCGACTTCCGCGTTGACCACTGAGAATACCTGGACCCAAGCTGCCTTCTCGGAACCGAGCGCGATAGGGCAGATTAGCTCGGCTGCTGCCACCGCTGATGTGGGGTGAATTTTTCCGTCCTTGACTTGGCCGGCGAGCATCTGGTACGTGGCGGTCAGCTTCATTGCCGCTTGGTGCCGCTTGTCGCTCACTGCGATCTGATTCACCGCCGCCGTCACGGCCTGGGCGAACGGCGTGCTCGGAGGGACCACCGGGTCATCGGGACCAGGAGGAACAACCGGGCCACCGGGCGGGAACGACACAATCTGGCTGCCACTCACGATGTAATACCCGGCGTCCAGCTTCCAGACCGTGATCTGCTGGGGTTCAGAGGCGGTCGCGGCGGTCACAACCAATGCAACCATCAAACACACAACCTTCGTCAACATAGTTTGGCCCTCACTCACGAAGTGCTATCTGTCCTTGGTTCAAGCACAAACACCCGCACCACAAGTGCGGTGATCTCGAACCGTTCTGTCCTGTCGTCGTCATCGTCTACTTTGAACTCTGCCGGCGTCACCTTGCATGGTCCCCAGCAGTTGAACCCAGCGTCTTGGATTTCGTAGGTGTCGAAGTCGATTCGATGGTCGTGGAATTTGCGGCGAACAGCTTGTCGCCAGTCCATGACTTTCTCAGGATCGTCGTTCCATTCCGCAAACGTCCCGTGTACGACCGTGACTTGACACCCGTAACCTACGACCTGCCGCTCGTTGGTCTTGCTCGGCATGGACTCCCAGTCGCCATTCCCTCGCGTCGGGGGCGTGAGATACACTCCAGGCCGAATCTGGATCGGACTCAATGGCTTGGTCTGCAGTTGGATGTCGCGCACGTCATCGAGAGCCAGTTCCTCGATGCGGCGCTTAACCGCTTGCAGAATTTGAAACCCAATGTTCGTGCTCATACGGCGTCCATGTTCGTCACCACCGTTCCGCTCAACCACGGATAGCGGCGGTTAAATGGCGAATGCCCGGGGGACACTTGTCGCTGGTCGGCGCCGGTCGCGTCGAGAAATGCCTCGACAACCAACTCCTTCAGTTCCCCGCGGTTCTTCACGTCGTTCGTCAGCACGCCAAGATGGTACGTTGCCAGCCGCTGGAAATACGTCCCCATGACTGGCCAGTCAATGTCGATCGGATCGCTGAGCGTGTACCGGCATGTGGACTTGCTCACATCCGAGGCGGCGTCCAAAACCATCGTGTCGGCGTCGGTGCGGCTGGCGACAATCCTGGTCAGCGCGGCTGGGTTGTCGATGCCATCATGACTTCCAACCGGGCTGGTAGGCTTCTCGGTCGCGGTACTGCTCAATCGAAACACGCACCCGACGTGATCCGCGGTCCATGTCGTTCCGGTGCCCTCCAGCGCCGTGCTTCCGCTGACGACCGTCGCCGTCCCTGTTGCGTACTCCGTCACCCGCAGCGGCCGGGGCCGGCGAATGTACTGGAACCCATACGACCGCACGTCGGCCGGAGGCTCGCCAAACCAGAGACTCTGCAGGCCCGTCCGGCGGTCCTGGTGCATCGTGTAGCAGCCCGGGTTTGTGACCGTCGTCGTACCCCACCAACGCGACAGCCCGAAGAATTGCTCGGGTTCCATGTACCGTAGGCCAGGGATGCCCCAGCCGTCCGTCTCGTCGAGCGGATCCGCCATCTTTTGAAAGTCGAGCGGCAGTGGGTATGCCGATCGCCACCACTTGTACGACGTGCCGGCGGCGATGTCGATGCCGGGATTCTGGTCCTCCGACAGCGTGATTACCGTGTCGCTCTTGCGGGCCTCGACGGGGTAGGCCCCGTAGCCGCTGAGCTTCAATTCTCCGTAGGCGGCGTTCGCGGGCCAGGTGCCACTGGCCAACGTCAGCATGCGTTCGTAGGTGCCTCCCGTGTGATCGTAAGTGATCGTTCCGGTGTCATAGTCCGCGTCCGTGTGGAGCGTGTACGCGGCCCGGTAGAACCTCCAGTTATGGGCTTGTGCAAGCTCTCGGTACGCATTGTCCACCGCCCGCTTGCACATTCGCATGTCCCGCGCGCTGGCAGTCGTCCGTCCGTAAAAGTCCAGCAGCCACTCCACGGCGTCCTGGTAGGTCCAGAAATCCGGGCTGAGCGACTTCTCAGGGATGCGTGGCGTGTAGGCGATGGGCATGGCTCATCAGGTTCCGGTTGCGGACGGTGTTCTGGAAGGCGTTCCGGACGGCGTGTTGCTGGCCGTCGCGCTAGGGCTTTGCGTCGATGACGGGCTCGGGCTCGGCGTGTGCGACGTGGTGGCGCTGGGCGTGCTGCTGCGAACGGTAATGGCGTTGATCAGCGTCACCAGTTCATTCCCGATCGTGTCGTCGCCCAAGGCGCGGTGAATCCGGTCCCGCAATGCCACCGACACGGCGACCTCGCTGTTTTCCAGGGCGGCAATCAGCTCTACGGCCAGCGTGTCGTCAGCGAGCCAGTTGCGGATCTTGGCTTCCATGCCGGCACTGACGGCGCTCAGAGTCGTCGTGTCGAGAATCGTCTCGAACTCAGTGTCCCATGTTTCGCCCAAGGCGAGCAACATGGCCTGCCGAAGTTTCGTGCTCATCGTGGCCATACGTTACACTCCTGTCGCGGACGGCGTATTGGACACCGTGTTGGAAGGCGTCGCCGACGCGGTGCGGCTCGGCGTGGCGCTGGGGGTATTCGAGGTCGTGGCGGACGGTGTGTTGGACACCGTGTTCGATGGCGTAGCGGACGGACTTGGCGTGGCCGATGGCGTCCCAGATGCGGACGTGCTCGGTGTCGAGGACTCGGTTCCGGACGGGCTTGGAGACGGCGTATTGGAAACCGTCGCCGAGGGGCTTTGGGTCGCGCTGGGGGTATTGGAAACCGTGGCACTCGGAGTGGCACTGGGCGTCCGAGACGGGGTGGCCGATGGCGTGGAACTGACGGTCGCACTCGGGGTGGCCGACGGTGTCCGGGATGGAGTGGCGGACGGCGTGTTCGAGGTCGTGTTGCTGGGCGTCCCGGAAGGCGTCCGAGAAGGAGTCGAGGACACTGTCGCGGAGGCCGTGGCCGATGGCGTGGAGCTTGGCGTGTGCGAGTACGTGGCACTTGGAGTCCGAGACGGGGTGGCCGAAGGAGACGGCGTGGCCGATGCCGACCGCGATGCCGTTGCAGACGGCGACGACGAAGCCCCGAGCATGTTGTTCATCAGGTTCGCCAGTTCCGTTCCGATGGACCTGTCGGCCGTCGCGGCCCACAGATGGTCGATCAGGCCCTGCGTGCAAGTGCCGAGGTTGCCTTCCAGAATGGCGATCATTTCCGCGGCGAACGTTTGATTTGCAAGCCAGAACCGAATCTTCTGTTCGAGCGAAGCACTCATCGCCGTTGGTGACGTGCTGTCCAGCAGGGCTTCCAGTTCGACGCCGTGCGTGTACCCGAAAGCAACCACCAGCGTATCCCGAAGTTTCCGTGACATCGTAGCCATGCGCGCTTACTCCTGAAGCTGAAGTTCCTCACCGCGGAAGGCGTGCTTCCGGATGATCTGGTTCCTGATCTTGCGTTTTTCCTTCGGAGGCGCACGGCGTAGTTCGGGATGCTCCTCGCACAGGTTGTCAAATTTCTCTTGGATGTAATCCTCCCGCAGCGGAACGGCGGGCTTGCGGGCTTGTTGCTCCTGGTGTTCCAGCAGCTTGGCATGGGCGCGCTTGATCTGCTCGCGCGGGCTCCCGTGCCCGCTGATCACCGCGTCCGGATCGCCGGGGAACTTGGCGAGCCAGGGAATGTAGTCGTCGTTCCGACCGAGCGGGCGGCCGTGCTTGGCGCAGTTCTCGGACACCTTGGCCGTCAGCTTGGCGTCGTACTCTTGCCAGAACGGCGTGTTCTTTCCCCACCATTGATCGTCCGTGCGGCACTCAGGGGCTTGCTGGCATGCGAACATCAAGGCCATCTTGGGCGACGTACCACGCAATCGCGATGCCAGGTAGATTTCCGTGCGGCGCCGACTGACCAGGATCTGGTACGTCAGTTCGTCTCCGAACCGATCATAGGCGGCCTCGAATTGGCTGGTGCTGATCACGCTCGTCATCGTTTCGCTCCCGCCGAAGGTTTCGGCTTCTGCTTGGCCTGCTGGGCTTTGATCTTGCCCATGTCCTGGGTGGCCTTGATCTTCATCTGGCTTGTCAAAGCTCCCTCTCGGAGCTTCATGCCCATTTGGGCGGCGGCCCCAGTCAAGTTGATTTCTTTCTGACGAGCATCCAAGTCGAGCCCGGTCGCCGTTTTTTCCAGTTCCATCTGGGCTTTGGCCGCTTCCGTTTCCAGCTTCATGCGAGCCAGTTGGGCTTGCAGCATGGAATCAACGACCTTGGCCTGCGTGTCGATGTTCGCGATTTCCCGCTTGGATTGAACATCCAGCACCTTGCCGGCGGCATTCAGTTCTGCGAGCTGCGCCTTGCTCTGGATGTCCATCTGCTTCCCGGCCAGATCCATTTGCTTGCCTTGGGCCTCGGCCTGGAGCTTCGCCATTTCCAGTTCCTGGGCCTGCTGCTGGGCCGCGGCCGCGGCTTCGTCCGGCGGCGCCGGCTGGATCATCAGCCGCTCGTAGTCGGTCATGTCGAGGTATTCGCACCACTTCGCGACCATCGCATTCCACGGCTCGAAGTCCCCGCTGGCCATCGCGTACTGCTGGAATCCTTGGCCCAGTGTCTGCATGGCCTGCTGCCAGTTGCTCCGGTCCCGGTCCCGGTCGGGCCGGCGGATGCTGCTGGCGGCAACCTCGTAGATCATTTCCCGCACGATCTGCTCGGGCGGGGTTGTCGCGACGAACATGTCCCAGAGCAAGCCGGCGGTCTGTCCACCAAGAGGTGCCAGGTCTTGGCCCTGCACAAACCACCTTGCGCAGAATGACTCAAGCGCCCCAAGTCGAGACTGGCACTCGCTGATTCGCTTCTGCAGGAATTGGATGCGGACGCCTGCCGCGCGTGCTCTTGTTGCAGTCTCCTCCGCACTGCGGTCATTGGACTCGCTTCCTTTCTGGCCGTAGATGAATGGCGTCAAGCCGGTCGCCAAGGCGAAGTATTCGTTCGCCATTTCAACGACCTTCCACGCATCCATGTTGGTTTGAGGAAACTCCAGGATCTTGATCGCGTTTTCAATCCGCTCGACGGCAGCCTTGACGGGAATGATCGAGAAGTCGTCGCCGCTGTCGAAGTACTTCTTGTAGTTGTCGATCTGGCCTTCCAGCATCGCGATGAAGTTGCGGCTGCTGTTGTAGACCCGGTTGCACAGGAACGGGACCATGACGTTCATGAACTTCAGCCATCCCATCCCGGCGGACAGCGGCGGAATCGGGTAGGGGCTGTCGGGGTCCATGTAGAAGTCCTGAAGTTCCATCGGCCAGCGACCGTCCGTCCATGTCGGGATCGGCCACTGGAACCGCAACTGAACCTCCTCGTCGGTCATGCCGGCCCGCATCGCGTCCGGCGGGCAGTTCAGCGGGTAGGGCACGTTGCTGGCGATCGCCAGATAGGTGTACTCGCCGCAGACCTGCTCCAGCCGCTGCTTCAAACCGTCCGGCATGTCACAGAATCGCGTGCCCGGACCCTGTTTGCTCCAGATTTCGTACCAGACTACCGTGTCATTGGACTCGCTTTTGCCCCGGTACTGGCTTGTGGTTTCCTCGGCCGGGAAGCTCGACTCGCCGTAGTGCCACGCTGACTCCAGGGAAGCCCGATGCTTCAAGCTGTCCTTGGGCATTTGGAAGCGCTGCTCGACCACCCAATACTTGTCCTGGTGGCGGAGGGCGATCCAGCCAGCATCCTTGACCATTCGGCAATCGGGGTCGATCAGCAGGTCGAGCGGATCCTCGCGGAACACTCCTGTCAGCGTCGTGCTTCCGCCGGGGTAGGTGTAGCGGCGAGGGAAGTACACGCCGCGGCCGGTAAGGAACGCATCGACGATTCCGATCTGGGCATGCTCGCCAAGACCGCCGTCCGGGACTTCGCGTCCGGTGTAGTTCAGCCAGAGCGTCATCATCTTGGCCGTCACGTCCGCTCGGGCGAGTTCCATCTGGTCGGCGGCGGCCGTCTGCTGCAGGGCTTGACCCAGCTGCGGGTCTTGCATCAGCATTTGCTCGGTCTCGGGCTCCAAGATCCACCGCTTTTTCGGAGTCACCGTGCGGTACGGCACATCCCAAAGCAGGTTCGGGACCATGACGGCGATGGCCTCGAACGTTTTGTTGATCGAGATCGGAAACTTTGGCACCTTCACGGCCCCGGTCATGAACCGGCCGGCGTAGCGACTGGACCAGAGCGCAGCGCACGAGCGGGCGTAGAAGGTCTTGGCCTCCTCCGCCTCATCCCGGAACCGCTTGCGGGGCTCAGAGCGGTAAGCCGTTTCCAGCTTGCCGAGCCACGCATGTTGCAGCGGCCGGAAGAACTCGCCTTTGGTCCAATCGAACATGACTCACCTTTCAGACGTTGGCTTGTGCCACTTGCTGGCTCCGGTACTGGGCTGCCAGCGCGTCACGCTGCAGCCGGTCTTCATAGCGGCGACGGTTATCTTCCAAGGCCCGGCGCTTGCGCTCGTCCAGTGCGGCCTTGTGAACGGCAAACTCGCTGGCCGGCGGCGTCCACTCCGGATCGCTCAGGGAGTCCAGGTAGAACCAGGCTCCGCCCGATCCGATCGTGTTGCCGGCGTTTTTCAGTTCGTTGGGATGGCGAATCCACTGGGCGCCGTTCATCGGGAACGGAGCGGCGTCGATCACCAGCAGGTCCACGCGGCCCGGTGACAGCCGGCGGTACACGTCGGCCGGGCGGTACTCGACCTCGGCCGGGATGCCGGGGCGGGCCTCGGTGCGGGCCAGCCGGGACACCCAGCCCACGCGAGAACCGAGCTTCGGCGTCGGCTGCAACGCCTTCATATCCTCGGCGATCTTCTTCAGCACGCCCGCGCATTGCGGGTCGATGGGGATCTCATTGGCGGCCGGCTTGGGCAATTCCTGCTGAGTCGGCTTGGCCGGTTTCTTTTCTTCGTCTGCCATGATCGTGGTTTCCTATGGTTTAGGGTGTTACGCGGCCGAGAGTCCCGGCCCCAAGTGAACGGTCTGCTGCTTTTGCTCGAACTCGGACAGGTACGCTTTGAGGAACGGCGGCAACTCGGAGGCCGGGGCTTGCGCATCGCCGACGTGGTACGCTTGGCCAGCCTCCATCAGCGGCCAGACGTAGCCGACTGCGTATTCCAGGCTTGCCATTAGGTCATGCACGCGCGGGTTGGCAGGTTCGTCAAGGATGATCTCGCCGCCCATCGCCGTGCGCGTCACCTTTTTTCGGTAGGACCGGAACTCGTTCTTCGTCTCCACGATGTCCTGGTCGAGGAACAAAAGCAGCGGCAAGCCATCGACGATCGAGTTCAACATCATCCGGACGTAGCGTTGCCGGATCGCCGGCTTGGCGAGTCCCGGCATGAAGTCGTGGCCCGTGGTTCGGCTCTTGAGCCCGTGGCGGGCAAACCCGGCGGCGGCGGCCTGCATCGTCGTCCGGCCTTCCAGGACGCCCGTCTTGCGGGCGCCCATGAGGTCCATGATGAACGCTTCGTAGGGGAACTTCATCTTCTCCGCAAGCAGCGCGGCCAGTTCGTCCGCGTCTTTCCGCTTGGCCGTGAGTTCCCATTCCACGATCATGCGATGCTGCATCTGAATCCCCATCCACTCCTTGGGCGTCACGACAACGGAATGGATTCCGGTGCGCGTGTGACTGGGGTCGATGGACAGGTATCGCGTCCATTCCGCGGGCAAGTGCCCGTCCTTGGCGTACAGGTACGGCAGCAACTCCATTTCAGTGCGCGGCGATTCGATCTGCTGCCCTTCTTCTTTCTCGATCAAATGGACGGCGACGTTAAAGTCGTACATCTGGTAGGGCGTGCGTTGGACCTCGCCGCGATCACGGAGGGCAATTTCCTCCTCGGAGCCCATGCGGGCCATCGCATGCCGCTTCGCCTTGCCGCTCACGTAGGGATTCTTCGAGGCGATGATCTGGAAGCTGCTGATCTGGGGCTCCGGGTCGTCCCGGCAGGCTTCCGCGCGGTCGAGCATGTCGGCGATCGCGTTGTTTTTGGCTTGGGGTGCGGCGTCCCACATGAACCAGCCGTCTCGCGTGTACAAGCGGTCTTGCCATTCCGCGATGAACTCCGGGTTGATGATGTCCTCGTTGATCCAAATCCCGTCCACGGCGTCACCCATTCCAGGGCTGCGGCCGGACGACGGAAACGCATAGATCGTGGCGCCGTTGGTCAGCGTCAGCGAACGGAACTCATGCTTGGCCTCGGACTCCCAGGCCCATTTCTCGATCAGCCGCGACGGGATCACCGGCTCGGCCAGGGTGCTTGCATCACGGCGAGTCTCGTCCATCGGGTCGGCAGGATTGAACATCCGCCATTGCCCGCTGTTCAGGTCGCGGATCACCCGCAAACTGCCCCGCATACCGGGAGAGAACAGCAGGCGGTAAATCGTCTTTCCGATGTGCGTCACGTCCAGCCCGATAATCCAGTACGTGCGCGGATCTTCCGGCGTGCTGACGGGATACTTCAGCGGAATCGGGCCGTCCGGACCCATGATCGAAACACCCAACACGCGGCTGCCGAACTCATTGGCGGCGCACACGCTCTTGCCGGCCTGCTTGCCGCCGAACACGATGATTTCCGGACTCTTGCACAGGTGGACCGGCATCTGGTAGATGCTGGGGCGGTAGACGACCAGGCTCTCCCGAGACGCCTTGTCGATCGCCTCAGCCATGAGCGCTTGCAGTCTGTCGCCGCTCGACATCATGGCTTCACCGTGGGGGCTGGTGGAACGGTCGAAATCTTCGCCGCCCCGGGCTGCGGAATCGGAGTGGCCAGCATCCGGTCAAACTTCTCGATGATCACGTCCATGTCGTCGCCGCGCATGGCGGCGGCTTCGACCAACTCGATCATCCGCTGCATGGACTCGGCGACCGCGGCATCACGCATGTAGGACGCCAGGGCGATGGCCTGCTGCTCTTTCATCTGCTCCAGGGTCAGCTTCTGGAATCCGGCGACCTCGCGTTCCTTGGCAGCTTCCAGGAACTTGGCCGCGTCCATGTACATCTTGGCCGCGACGTTGACGTTCTTGTGCTCCGTCATGGCCCGGTCGTGAACCGTCTTGAGCAACTGCGCCCACTTCGTGCCGAACGTGGTCTCCCCGCCGAACTCCGCGATGAATGCCTTGCGGGTCGCGTTCAGTTCGATCGCGCCTTCCTGCTGCCCTTCCGCCCGGCCCGCGGCGTCGATCTTGCGGGTCAGGATTTCCTTGACGACGCACAGCAGGGCCTCGGTCTTGCGGGATCGTTCCTCCAGATCGTAGCAGTCACGGCACAGCCGCTTCCCGCGGTAGTGCAGGATGTTGGCGGCCGGGAATGGCTGGTTGCAGCCTCCGCACAGGACCGGCATCTTGACCTTGCTGTACTGCAGGTTGACCGGGTCGATTCCCGGCGGGAGACCCGCGATTTCGATCTTGGGTGCATCAGCCATCGGAGTTGGCCTCCGTGGCTTCGGGCTTCTTTTTGCGGGCGTACCAGACGGACGAATTTTCGACGAGGTTCGTCGGTTCGGCATCGGTAAACAACAGGGACTTCACGATTGCCGCAGCGTTGGCGTTCGTCGTGATTCCGATGCCGGCGACCATCGCACCGGGCTTCAAGTGCGGAAGCCATCGGTGCAACGTCTCAATGTCTGCATCAACGTCTCCGGGGTTTTTTGGATGCCCGACCCACAGCAGGTCCAGTTCCTGGTTGTCGAAGTCGACCGGGTCCGGATCGACCTCGGGGCAAACCGCGAGTTCGCCCAGCCCGGCCGACGCCATGTTCTTCGCGTAGGCATCCCGGTTGATGCCCTGCGCCGAGGCGAACGTCGAAAACTTCTCCCGCATCCATGCGGCTTGCAGGATCACGGCCAGGTTGTCGCCCAGCCCGACGTTCAACGCCAGGATGCGGGGGCTGAACGACTCGATCGACTCGACCAGCTTGGTGATCGCCGCAGCATCCTGTTCGGTCAGCGGCCAGCGTTCGTCTGTCGTAACCATCTGCCCGCCCACGTTGCGATGAACAATGGGGCAATCGGCAAACCCGTAATCGGAGTCCGACACAGTTGACTCCGGTTCTCGCAGCGGGGCGGGTTCAGATGGAGGGACAGTGCTCACCTCACTGGGCGGTGGCAGCGGCTGGGTGTGCATCGGCGGCCCGCCGACAGTCACCCTGCTCGCCAGCCTTGCATTCGCCGGAATCTCCGGGTTGATGTCGAGAAGCATATCGCCGGCATTGTGGCCGTCCATCACGGCCTGCCGGAAATCTTCGGAGATCGCTTCCACCGGCATGATCGTCGGGCGCCCCACGACCTTCGTCTTGTGGTGATAGGCCCACGAGTCGCAAGTCGCAAAGCAGATGTTGTCACCCCCTTTCTGTTGCCAGCGCAGGGACGCATTTCGCGTGAACACCACGTCCTCAGTCGAGTTCTTGTGTGCGTGCTCCTCGTCGAACTCGTAGTAGAAGTACGGTTTCTGCATGCCGTCCAAGACGCCCACGGAAAGCAGGCAGCACCCTGTCGGAAGGGCTGCCACCCGGTGAATGCCGCGCATCAGGGCCGCTTCGTGCCGGCTAATGAGGCGGAGTTTGTAGCCGGGCTTGTCCACGCCCGACTCGTTGTTCTCCCACTGGAACAGGTACGGGACTTCGCCACCGCTGATTTCTCCAGGAGTCGGCGGCGGCCCGCAGTACGGCGCGGCCACGATGGTCTGCTTGCCGATCTTCAGTCGGTCGTAGGCCAGATTGAAAGCCTCGTCCCAGAACGGCTTGGCGGTCGGGTCGCGACCAAGATCCCCATCCGGTTCGTTGTCGGAGTCCAGCATGAGCAGGAAATCGAACCCACCGTCGCGGGCGGCGGCCAGCGCCTGATTCCTGGTCATGGTGATGGGAGTGTCGCAAAGCACCAGCGTACCCACACGCCCGATCCGGGGATCGGCTTTCATCTTGTGCAGCGTCTCTCCCCACCAATCCACCAGCTGGGGAATCGTGGAAGCAACGCCGCCGTTGCCACTGTACGCAAAGAGAACCCGAAGAACGTCTACCTTGGCAGGGACCATCGTGCAGCCTCGCTAACATGGTTTGAAGCGGGACGAACTTACTTCGAGAAGCAGTACATCGAAAACGACATCGAGTACCGCAAATGCTTGATGGCGGTGGTCTGATCCGCGCTCCCGTTCGTGTAGCGCATGATGTCAACCGCGGCGGACTTCAGGGACTCCCGGATCGCCCGAAACCGCTCGCGGTGCTCGGGGGGAACCAGGGAATCGTGCTTTTGCCCGAACCAATCGTCGATGTTGTGCTGAGCCACCGCCATGTGAAAACCCCGCCGCCGGGCGCCTCCGAGGTGAAGCGGAGCGCGCCCGGCGGTTCCTTCAAGGGAACTCGGATCAAGGCAACCGGATGTTCGCCAGCATGTCCTTGTTGGTTTCCCCGGCGGTGCGACCGGACACGGCCCAGCCGATGTTGTTGAGAATCCGCGGCGACATCGTCGTCGTGTCCGACGTGACCGCGTAGGAGTACACGCGGCCGGACGTGGTGGCGTTGGTCGTCGCGGCGGTCAAAGCCAGCAGGCGGTCGCCGGCCGTGACAGCGTTGGCATCCAGCGAGCCCTTGACCAGTGTGGGGCCGTCGTAGACGATCCAGAACAGATCGCCCACAGCCACGCCCGCGGCCGGCAGGAACTCATCGACGACGCCCGCGACTTCCGCATCGTCCACGGCGACGTTGCCGTCAACCCGCTTGAACTGGTAGCCGCTGGCATACGTCACGACGAACTTGGGCAGCAGGTTCAACGAACCCGCGCTGGCGTTGCGAACCAGCCGGCACTTGACCGGACGGCCCGACCGCTTGGTGAGCACCTGGCCCCGCGTCGTCGGCGGCGCCACGTCCTCGAAGATCGCTTCCAACCCCTCGATGTCAACCGTCTCCTTCCAGTACGTGCTGGTCGGGACGTTGCCACCGTAGTATGTTTGACCACGCTTGATCGGCGTGTTCACGTTACCGTACATGTTTCAACCTCGTTTCGTGAAATTTCGTGTCGAAAAAACCGGAATCACCCCATCGCCGTCAGCGATCACGCCGTGGCGTAGGGGTACAGCTTCGCGATGTTGGCGAAACTCTTGAACCGGAAGTTGCCGTAGGTGAACAACGCCCAGATGCTGCTGAACGCCATCTGCGGGATTTCGATCGGGCCGCGGCTGGCGAACAGGTTTCCGTCCGGCAGGGCCGTCACGAGGACGATCTTGCTGGTGGACATCATGTAGCAGGTGCTGACCGGACAGTAGAAGTCCGGGTAGATCGTCAGCCCGTCGAGGTTGACCGCCCCGCGGTAGCCCGGCAAGCCGATGTCCACCGTCGAAGGCGTTTCCTGGACCAACCGCGTCTTGGCTTCCTGGCTTTCCCGGAGACCCTGGAAAGACCACGAATCGCACGCGCACAGATCGGGAGCCCCGTCTCCGCCGCGGAGTTGCGTCAACCAGACCTGAGCCTGGCTGATGGCCCGGAACAAGTTGACCTTGTGGCTGTTGCTGCCGGTGCCCCAGGACGTACTGCCGGTGTTGACCAGCAGCGGTGACGTGCAGTCGTAGCTGTCGTCACCGGACCCGTCCGGCCAGTCGTTGGCCAACGAGGCATTGTTGGGCGTGCCGAGGTCGGCCGACCAGTAGCCGCCGTTGGTGGCCAGCACCGTGGACTGGGTGCCGTAGGTGCCGCTCGGGGCAGCGATCTTGTCGGCGACCACCACCGTCCCGGCGCCCAGGCCCGTCTCGATGCCGTGGTAACGGTTGGTTCGCCCGGTCGATTCGCCGGACAACCACACGTCGCCCATGAACATCTTCATCATGGCCTTGCGGAGGTCGGTGCCTTTGTCGTTCACCATCTTCCGCAGCGCGTTGGGGCCGCTGTTGATCCACTGATCCATCAGCGACATGGATTCGGTGGTTTCCATCGCCCGCAAACCCGTCCGCATCTGGATCTCGGTCTGCGTGGGCTGGAAGCTCAGGCCGCCGTGGTTCGACATCGGGCGGACCTCGGGCAAGCGGACCTTCAGCTTCCAAATCGACTCGGCGCACCCCGGCTCCTTGGCAATGCCGCCCTGCTGGGACAGCCGCGGGTACAGGAACCCGGTGCGCATCGTCATGTCTTCGACGGCCCGGATCCAGTTCGGCAGTTGGTTGATCTGGATGTCATACGCGACATCCGCCAACGTCAGAGGAATCGCTGTCATGGAGAACCTCTAAGTGGCTGCCGAACTCGGTTAGACGACAGGCGAAAGAAACAGGAAACAAGGAAACGGTGTTGCGGTTCGTCAGCCTTGTGTCGGCTTGAGGAACCAGCTGTTCAGGTCGGCCTCGGTCACGGGGCGCGACTGGATGTCTTGGGGCGTGGTGCCCACTTGCGGAACGTGCGTGGCCCGGGCGGCGGCGGCCTGCTGCAGGAAGGACGCCTTCTGCTGCTCGGACAGTTGGTTCGGAGAGACGATCGTGCCGTCGGGCGCCCGGATCTGCATGGTCGTCACCGGCATGACGCGGTAGTTGGTGCCGGGAATGAATCCCTCGGCGGCGGCCGGCGACTGACCAGCGGTCGGCGCCCCGGGTGGTTGAGCGACCACGCCGGGGCTCGCCGCTGCGACAGGAAGTTGTGCGGGGGCAGCGGGCGGCTGTCCGGCGGCCGGCGGCGGCCCCACCAGAGCCTCGGCCTGCTGCATGATCCAGAGCGGGTCTTGGACGCCCTGTGCCCGGTATGCCTCCACGGTACGGATGATTTGTTGGCCCCACGGCGTGAGCGTGCGCTGTCCGCGAAGGTCCATTTGGTACAGGTGCGGAGTCAGCCGGGCTTCCAGGGCTTCCACCTGCTGGTCGTAGCGGTACTGGGCGATCTCCTGCTGCATCTGCTCGCGGATCGCCTGACGCGCTTGCTCAAGCTCGGGGGCCACGACTTGCTTCACCAGGTCCGGGAACTGCGACAACATGCGGTCGGCGGTCTTGTTGCGCGCCAGCATGTACTGCCGCTTGGCAGCCTGCATGGCCGGGTCGTCCGGGAACTGGTCCCACGCCGGGTCGTACTGCGGCATGTCCCACTTGAAGCCCTCGGGGGCAGCGGCGGGCGGCGTCTGGGCGGCCGGCGACGGCTGCTGCATCCCGTACTGGGCCTGCATCTGCTGGAACATCAACCGATTGGCCTCGATTTCCCGGTTCATCTCCTGGACCGTGGCCCACATCGTGTTGACCAGATCCGCCCCGTCCTTGAACCGGCCAACGTCGATCCCCAGCTGCTGGGCGGCGGCCAGGGCGTCGGAGACCTGCTGCTGCGTCGGCTGCGGAGTGGCGGGCGCGGGCGCCGCCGCGGGCACGACCGGAGCGGCCGGAGGCGTCACGGCGGCCGGCGTCGGCGTCTCGACCGGCTGGTAGGCCGGAGGAATGGAGAGCGGAGGCACTGCGACCGGCGGAGCCATCACTGGGACGGCGGCCGGCGTCGGCGTTTGAACGGGCACTGCGGGGGGAGTCGCGGCGGGTGGCGGAGTTGCCGGCGCAGGGGCACTCGGCTGAAGAAAGAAAGCGTCGATGTTGGATGGTAGGTCCGCCATAACTTCCCCTCGCATGGTTTGCGCGTGAACTTCGGACATCGAATTCGTCTGTACACTGCAACCATACGGATTTAATAGTCTCGCCCGCAAATCTCGTTAATGGACTTGTATCTGAGTTGGACAAATTAGTATTATCTTTAGGAGTTTCTGACGCGCGACTCTTGACAGGAGGTTGCACGCATGCCGTCAGTTGAGATCCCGGCCGATCCGATCAACGACCTGATCCCGCTTTCTGAGTTTCGCAAACTGTTCAAACGCCCCGTGTCCAAGCAGACCATTTACTATTGGCGCACGCGCGGGGTGATGAACCGAGAAACAGGCAAGCGAATCAAGCTGCCCACCGTGCGCACACCGCAAGGGCAAGCCACTTCCAAGGCGCTCTACGCCGCGTTCATACGCGAGTTGAATTCTGACTGAATTACGCTTGACGAAATTAACTCGCAAGATAAGATTGCTGTAGCCAAGCAATCGGAGATTCATCAAGTGACCACGCACTGCGACAACGAGCGCACAAACTACGCGGCAGCCGTCTAGTGGCTCTAGCCGGTGCAAGGGCCGATCCGGGAATTTCATGTGGTTTCTCCACGCGAATCTCCGCCCGGTGAGGCCCTGCCGCTTTTGAGAAACGCCATGCCAAATTCACCAGCCCCTGAACCCTGGCGAGGCCCATCGCAGATCGAGTCCCATCGCAACGACAGATCGAGGGGCCGGGCCAGCTTCTACGACGCGAACCGCATGTTGGTCGGGTTCACAATCATCCGTGAGGTTGAGAAGGACGGGTCAAAGCACAACTGGTCCTACGGGGCCAAGCGCAGGAGAGACAGGATCGTCGCGTGCGTGAACACCTGCCAAGGCATCCCGGACGACATGTTGTCCAGGGAAGGGATCCTGGCCCTGGCAATCCAGCTGATGCGGCGGGCCTGCGATTTCGGCGATCTGCACTTGCAGACGCTGCCCGACCGAATCGCAGCCAACATGACGGACTTGTACTACGGGACGATTCTGAACAAGGAAAGGATCAGCCATGAACAATGACGAAATGAACAAGACTGCCGAACAGCTAGCTCGGTTGAGAAACCACATGGAGCGCAAACTGCGCCGCCGTGCGGAACGTGCCTTTTTCAAGTACCACTCCGAATTGGAGCGGAGGGAACGCGAGGAAGCCGCCGAGCAAAAGGCTCACGAGGAAGCCGGTCGCATCTCCCGCGACCAGAAGCTGGCATGGATCTACGCCCGAGCCTCGCACGCGGAAAACTCGGACACCGACTCGATCCCCGCCCAGATCGACCGCTGCCGGCGCCGCTTCCATGCGTCCTGGGAGTCCCGCGGCTACATGCTCGCCAACATCGAGCCCGACCGGATCACCAGCGCCTCGAAGATCAACTTCTTCGACCGGACCAACGGCGGGCTGATCGGGCGGCTGGCCCAGGCCGGCGACGTGATCCTGGTGGACAAGATGACGCGGATCTTCCGGTCCCTGCCCGACTTCGTCATGACCCAAAAGGAACTCGACAACCGTGGCATCCTGATGGAGATTGGGGACTGCGCGTTCTGCTCGGACCCTAACAACCCATTCTACCGGGCCATGATCGTGATGATGGCCATGTTCGCCGAGATGGAGTCCGCCCAGACCTCGATGCGGATCAAGCAGGCGTTCGATCGACGGCGAGAGGCGGGGGCCGACATTATTGGCACGCCTCCATTCGGTGTGGAAATGGTTCGCATCGTCAAGCCCGGCTACGGCGAGAAGCCGCTGAAGTTCCGCCAGTGGCAAAAGTGGGAGCGGTCAATCATGAACGCGGTCTGCATCAAGGCGGACAAGGAAGGCTGGTCGCAAAAGGAAGTCACCGACTGGCTGAACCTGGTGGTTCTCCGGGAGAAGAAGATTCCGCACAAGTCGGCCAACTTCAAGTACCCGCTGACCGAGAGCATGGTCCTGCGAATGTATTGGTGGGAGAAGATGTTCCGGCTGTACAGCGTGAGCGACGTGAAGCAGACGCGGGGCATGTCCATCAGCAAGGCCGGCTGGATTCACGGCACCTTGGCGCTGCGTTGGGAAGCGATCCAGAAAATCGGGTGGCTGCCGCTGCCGGAGTGAACCATGAATCCGATCCGCGAAGAATGGACGAGCAAGGACGGCCAGCATCGCATCCTGTTGGGTGACTGCCTGGAGATCCTGCCGACGCTGGAACCTGGGAGCGTTGACGCTGTCATCACGTCGCCTCCGTACAACCTTGGCGGGAGACCGTGGGACAAACTTGGACACTGGAAGCCTGGGGACGGCTCTGGAGGCCACTCAAAATGGCGGAATGGGAGCGATGCAAGTGCAGGTATTCAGTACGGCTTGCATGACGACGCTATGCCGTGGAAAGAATACGTCGCATGGCAGCAATCAATCGTTCGGGCGTGCTGGGATATTCTCCCCGGCGACGGGGCTATTTTCTACAACCACAAGCCGCGAGTAATTGGCGCAAAACTGTGGACGCCAATGGAGCTTATACCGCCGGCGGTGATTCTGCGGCAGATCATAATTTGGGCACGACCTGGAGGAATGAACTTTACTCCTACCGCGTTCGTTCCAACTTACGAATGGATCATGGTTTTGGCTAGGGATTTGTTTCGGCTGAAATCAAAGGGCGTTTCTGGGCTTGGTGACGTTTGGAGAATGACGCCAGATGACAACGAGCATCCAGCCCCTTTCCCTGTTGAACTTCCGTTGCAAGTGCTCGAAGCCATCAAAGCAAGGACCGTCCTCGACCCCTTCGCCGGTTCTTGCACCGTCGCTGTGGCCTGCGCGCGGACCGGACGCCGTTCAATCAGCATCGAGATCGAGGAACGCTACTTCCGAATCGGCATCGAGCGGATGGAACGCGAGGCCAAGCGTCATCCGCTGCTGGAGCCGCCGAAAAAAGTGCAACTTGCTCTTGACACCGGACTCTTGGAATAGGAACATGACCAATGCTTACTGACCGCCGCCAAGCCCAGTTTGCAAATCAAGTCCCGCTTGCGCGCTCGGATCTCCTGGCGGCGGTCCCCGACGCGCTTGCGGGCTTTTTGCATTGGACATGGAGATGGTCGAACCAAAGCTGCGTTGGTCGGGAAACCAAGAAGCTCAAAAGCAGGCAGACGACGCATTTTCAAGGCTTGCTGACAAACCCAAGAAAAAGAAAAACAAGTCTCAGGCTAGGCGAAAACGAGACAGGGAACGCAGCAAGCAGCGCGGGTATATCAACTATCGCGAGTACATCCCATCTCCAAAGTGGAAGCGCAAGCGAAAAAAAGCGTTCAAGCACTATGGACGTGTATGCTCTGTCTGCGGTGTGACAGGTGTTACGCTTTACGTCCACCACAAAACATACAGGAACCTCGGGCATGAACCGATGGACGACCTGCAAATCCTGTGTGTTCACTGCCACGAAAACGCACATGCTGACAAGATTGCTGAAAGCGATCCAATATCGAAACGGTTTCGTGAAATGATGGCGTGAAGCAGGCAGATGTGGGGCTGGTATCGGGGGACGGCGCCCATGACCCTTTTGCTCAAGCTCATGAAAGGACGCTCGATGAACCGGATGCAACGCGACTACCTGACCACTCCGGAGTCCGAATACGAGGAATCCGCCCGCCGGCAGTACCGCCGCGAGACGGCCGCGGACTGGATCGCCATTGTCGGCTGGATCCTGTTGATCGCGGCGGCCGTGACGTTCGGCATCTGGATCGACTGGTCCTGGTTCAAGCCAGAGTGGTGACGAGGCTTTCCCCGTTTGGCTTTGAGCAGGCGCTTTCGCTCGGCGGGGAAAAGGGCTGCTTCCGGCCCACAACCATGCCCACGGCGTTCGACTTGGTGCCGGGCGCCGGCGGGAACGAGGAAGCCCCGAACCGGGTGTGGGGAGACAACGCCCGGTGTCACAGCGAATCTCCCGTTGGGGGCCGCCGGCTTGGGTTTTGATCCTTTTCCCGGCCGGCGGCCTTTTTTTCAGGCCACCTACCATGACCCAATCCCTACTGGCCTTCGCCGACGACCTGGAAGCCGACCGGGTTGGCGTCGAGTGGGCGATCCAATGCTCCAAGTCGCTGGACGAACTGGAGCGGCTGCGGGATCCGGCCGAAGAACTGGGGCTGGTGGGAGCGTGGCGGCGGAGACGGAAGGAACTTCAATCACAGGAAGGGAACAGGCCATGAGTGAAATCGTTCAGATGCTGCGGTCGATTCAGTCAGTCCACAAAGACTGCTCGCCTGTCCTATCTAAAGCGTGCAGATCTGCCGCCGACGAGATCGACCGGCTACAGGCGATCGTGGACCGCCTGCCGAAAACGGCGGATGGTATTCCAGTTACGCCTGGAATGAAGGTCTGGCATTGTGCGAATCGCCACTACGGTCCACACGCTGGAAAACTGTTTGAGAGCGAAGGCATCGACGCGCGTATGCCGTCGCCGTACTGCCTTGGAGAGCATTGCTATTCCGACGGATGCCAAGGTGACGATGGCGGCGGTCGAACTTGGCGGTTTGAGGACTGCTACTCCACCCGCCAAGCCGCCGAGAAAGCGAGGACCGCATGAGAACGCTAGAGCAGCTTGAATCACGGCTGATGCCATGCACGCCGCTGAACGTGCTTGCCATCATCCAGTCCGTGAACGCCGGCCAGTACTCCGAGCAGGCCGACATCGACCAGAACGGAGTCGTCGAACCGATGGACGCCCTCCTGGCGATCAACGAGGCGAACCGGATGGCGTCTAGCAACCCGCAGCCGCTGGTTCTTCACCCGCATCCGGGCGGTAAGACGAGCCTGTGGTTCAGCCCATGCGGGAACGAGTACGACGTGACGCTGCTGGCACGCAACGCGGTTGACGCATCCACCGTGGCCGTGCGGGTCGGAACCACCATCTACCCGCCGACGGCTACCGGGACGTTCGGTGATTACCAGCGATGGGAGTTCTCGATCCAGGGCCGTGGCGTGGAATATCTGACGGTCCTGGGCGAGTTCACGGACGATCTCCTCACCGTCATCATCGGCTAACCAGGAAAGCGAGGAAAGCATGGCAATCTACTGCAACAACCCGCAGTGCCGCGGCGTCCTGAACGAACGCACCCCCTCCCGCTGCCCCGAATGTGGCGTCGCGACCGGGGCCGAGCCGCGAAACCGGATCGACTTGCTCGAAGCGATCCCGCCCTACTCGACAGATCGGCCGCCTCCATCCGCCGAGGCTCAGGCCGCGAGCCAGGAGGTTCTGGCCGTCATGGAGGACAAGCTGGCTGATCTGCGACCGGCAGTGCGCGTCGGAAGGATCCAGCCATGCGAAATGATCATGGCCATCGGCCAGTGGCTGCAGTTCGGCGAGGACATGTTCAACGACGGGCACCAGCAGGGCTACTTCTGCGGCGACGGGTGGGCGGCCCGAGCACTCCGGGCGGCCCGGGATTTCATCGAAAAAGCAGATCGCGCTTGACTCTCGCCTCCCCTGCGCGTATATTACTTGTGACGGACAACTTTGTCCGGCAAGTGCGATTCGAGGCGCCGTGGGGGTTGAGCCATGACATCACCGATCACCGAGCAAGCACGTCAAGTTCGCCCCACAGCGACTCAAGAAAGCCCCGCTGGCCTCGAAACCTCGCGGGGCTTTTCTACGCGCCAACCAAAGCCAGCCAAGCCGCAAGTCACCGTCTGCCCGAAGTGCGGCGTCTGCTACGTCGCCGGCAAGGCCCCATCTGCTCACGATCCGTGCCCTACGTGCCGCGTGAGATACAAGACAGAGCACGATAAAGGAGTGGCTTTCAGGACGATGCGGAAGCTGTTCTACGAGTTCGACGAGGACGGCTTCAACCCGACTTGCGCGCTCGCCTTGGCCGCGGACGGCACGATCATGCAGGCTTGGCACCACCGGGACCGCAAGGAGTTCCGCTGGAAGCCACTCCCGGCCTTCGACTCCCAACTCCTCCACCAGGCCCCAAACATTGCCGGCCCCAACCAAGTCCCGCCCGCTCCCGGGTAGGCCAAGACCGGCAATGCCACGCGACCGCGAAGAAACCTGGACCGGCTCCGAGCAACAGCGGCAGCCCCAGCGACCCTGCTCGGCCAACGGGTACACTCCATGCCGCCGGCCCCCGCGGTACGCCATCCCGGCAGGCACTCCCGTCCACGTCCGGCCGCTTTCCGGCCCCGGCCGCCGCTCCTGGCGGTCCTACACCACCCAACGCGACCTCGCATTCGACCATCCTCACCACCGGATCGGACGTCTCGAAGTCGTTTTCCACGAAGCCGGCTACGCCATCCGCCTCCCAGAACACCTTTGCATCCAGTGAAGGACGCAGCCCATGTGTACCTCAGCCCCATTCATGACCTTTTTCTCCAGAAGCAACCAGTCCGGGTACACCTGGCAGCCCGACTGCAACAGCTGGACCTGCCCCGACTGCCGCCCAGGACTGGAGAAAGCCTGGGCCGAGCACGCGTCGAACGTGTTCCAGACCTGCCCGTCCGGAATCGGCTACTCGTGCGTCCGGGCCGACCGGATCGCAGCCACCATGAAGCAACTCACTCGCGCCGGCACCCAGTACCTCCGCGTCCGCGGCCACGGCATCTTCCACGTCTACACCGCCAACCCGGACCTGGGCCAGAAGAAGCTCACCCAGCAGCAGGCCACCGACCTGATCACCGAGCACTTGGCCCTCGCCCCGTCCCGAGACGGCCACGTCATCAGCACCTCCCGAGCGTGGCGCCGGGCCTCAACAGCCCCGGTGACCACCGAACCGTCCGACCTCAAGTGCATCGCCACCCGCGTCGGCCCAGAAGCCGTCCGCAGGATCCTCGATCACCTCGGCCAGACCTGCAGCTTCTCCGGCCAAACACTCTCCTTCCGCCTCGACTCCCAGGAAACCACCCAATCCTTCCTGCTCGCCGTCCAGGCCGAACGCTCCCTCTGTCCGAAAATCCCTTCCTACACCAAGAAGAGAAAGGAAATCTCGGACAGACAGCCACAGGCAGCCATTGGCGGCCACTGGTTCCCACCCAATCCCGCCTTCGCAGCCCTCCGATCACCGTAGGGCAACCCACTGGACACCCTGTCCAAGCCCCGCAGCTTGACTCTCAGCAACCTCAGAACGGTCGCTGTACGTACCTATCTTGCCAATCTTACCAGGTGGTAAAATGGGAAAAATTAGGGGGGAGGGAATATACATCCATGCGGTCGGGCCTGGGGGGCAGTCGGGGGATATCTTTGTCCTTTGTTGTAAACCGTTGTCGGCACGCGGGTTAGATCGACTAGCCCCAGCTGGAGCCCCCGGATGCTGCGAATTGGACGTAATCATCTTGAATTCCCTGTCATCATTTTGACGACACTTTACCCGATACTGTATGGCTGGAACGTACACTGATTGGACAGTTGGTTCGATGTTGCGCCACCTGGCTGAGCATGCTTGCCGGCTTGTCGTGCCCTACATGCATCCATTCGGGCCGCGAACACGGCGGGCATACCCTGCCCTATCGTGTCCAGGGCGAAGCCCCGCATGCGTGCTTTGCTCATGCTTGCCGGATCTACCCGGTTCCGGCTGCCAGGATCGCGTCTGGCGCTCGTTGTCGAGGAGTCGGCTCCGAGTCCCCATGATCGGCAGGAGCCGTTAGACGGCATCCTAGTGCCAAGAAACGAAAAAAGCCCCATGAGGCTTGAACCCCATGAGGCTTTGACGGTTCGGCGTGTTGTCGGCTACTTCTTGGTTCGGCCGGCGAGCGGCGCGGTGGCGACCAGCGAGTTCGCCACGGTCGCGCCCGAATTGCCGTTGTCGGTCGGCTGCGGCTTGACGGCGGGCGCGGTCGGGAACTTGGTCAATCCGCTGTCCTTGAGGAAAGCCCGAATGTCGTTCAAAAGCCCATCGTTCGCCAACAGGCAGCGGAACAAATCCGGGTCAACATTCAAGCAGCCGACGTACTCCTTGCTCTTGTCCGCGCTGTAGCACTTGAAGGACGGGTCACGGATGAACAGCCCCCCGGCGTTGTTCGCTTTGATCGTCCGGCCGTTGCTTGCCTTGGCGGCCGCTTTGGCTGCAGCGGCTTCTTTCTCGGCGGCTTCTTTGGCTGCAGCGGCTTCGGCAATGCGCGTCTGCACAATGGTTATTGCGTAGGTCGCGCACTCCGGAGATACGGTCGCGTCTCGCAACAGTCCGAGCAACTCTTCGTTGCTCATGCCGTTCATTACCTCTTGTCCGATTGTCTTTAGCTCTTGTGCCATGATACGATTCTCCCGTTCTAGGAACTACTGAACATGCCGACGGAACATACCATCGGCGTCATACTCTCTGCGAATCACCGGGGCCGATATCATCGTCCCGTGTTTCTTGCTCTCGAAAAACCAACGCCGTCCTTCACTGAGCCCCCTGCGCTCTCGGCGTTTCAATGCCACTTGCTCCAATTCGTCGCGTGAACGTTTACCGGCGTGCGGATCTGCAAACCGTAGAAAGTTGTTGGGTTCATGCCCAAGCCCGAATGCAACTGCCCATAAGCCGGCCGGCTTCGGTTCTGCCCTATCGTTCCATGTTCTGATCGGCATACCCGGATACCATGAGAGCGGAGATTGCCGTTTCTCATGGCAGGGGACAAACCACGTTTGGAACCGTGGCAAGAACGTTTCCGCTCTCCTCTTGCCTATCGGAGCAGGGGACCGTTCCGCGCTCTTGCTCCGTCGGTATTCCGTCAAGTCGGAAACGTACTCCCCCCTGCCCACAATGCTATCGGGCAGCGAGTAGAGCGCGTCGAGGATTGGAGCCCACAATACGCTATCGCCTAACATGCGACGGATTGCTTTCCGCGCACGGTCCGCGCTTGCCAAGCCGATCTGCAATTCGCCAGCAATGTCTCGCATCGAGTACCCGGCCGCAAGTCTCTCGGCAACTTGCTTCTCCCGTTCAGGCAATCTTGCGAGCAGCTTATCCCATGCCGCAAGATCGTCCGCGCTCGCAGACCGGACGGAACGGCGGGCGTGCTGGAGTTCTCGCCGTAGTTCGGTGTCCTCAACCGGGGCGGGGGATTCTGTCCTGTCACGCAACCAGTCTGCAAGTGACCATCGGACAGCCGATATCGCGTGTTCGGTGCCAGTCGCAACCCTCACAAGCGATGCCGAGATTACCTCTTGCCGATCGGCGTGCGATAGGTCTTTTGCGAGTCGATGAACGATACTCGCAACACAGGTGATTGGGTCTTCCATTGTGCAAATCTCCGTTAGGGTGTTGGCTAGACTGCCCTAAATCTTAACGTCGGCATTATCCTTGTCAAGCGTGAATCTGCCGTCTCGCAAGTCGAAGCGGCGGAGCGTTCCGTTGCCCCGATTGCCGGCGGCGCGGACCGGCCGCGCCGAGCCCCTTTCCCGCTATGGGATAGGGTTATCCATTAACCAGGCGGCTCCCATCCGGGTATTGCCGCCAGCATCCAAGGGAGATTGTCATGTCATGTCCCCGCCAGCAGAAACCCATCGTCGTACATGCCTCTGTGTGGAAGCCTACAAAGTGGTTCCGCATCGCAGGCACCACCCACCATGTCAAGTACATCCGGGACGCCAAGGACATCCTGGACAAAGCCGGAAGGACGCTGATCGTCAAGTTCCCGTAGAGGATTGGACCACTGACGCCCTACTGTCCCACTTGGTGGATGTGTACGGGCCGTCAGTCGTGTTCCCCAATGATGCCGACGCTGTCATGGATACTGCCTTGGCAGCGTTGGCCGCCTATGTTTGAGTGTTCAGTTGTGACCGCCAGAAGGAGACCTGTCATGCGAATTAACCCCAAGATCAAGGCCAGTACGTTTGCAAGTGACTTGGAAGGCAGCCTGCTCACCTTCCCAGTCCGCAAGAGTGGTGACGATGGACACGAGATGATTGTCCTTAACGAGTGGTCCGCTGATATGGACCATGCCAAGCGGCGCGTGAACTGGGCCGCTACCAACATCCCGTCGTGGAATGACGCCAATCCCGTGGTCCGGTACACCCAAGTCAAACTGATCGCCATCGAGCAGTAGCCACCCCCTGTCGGCACCCCGCACCGCTGTCTGGCGGTGCGCGCCAAGTTCGACTCCCGGCAGGGTCCTTTGTCCGATCCCCTTGGCCGCCAGCGCGGCTGACACGGGGGATTCCCTGCGCGCTCGGCGTGGCCGCCAGCGGAACCGGCGCGGAACGGCCGCCCGCTCCGATTGCGGCGGGACTCCGGCCGCGGTGGCCGGCGTTGCCGCCAGAAGCGAATCAGGTTTACTGACGGGACTTTTGCGGCGAAATAGGCAAGCCGGTCCGAAGCCCGGCTAACCAACCCCAACCGCCCCGACGGGGCAGGAGTGAACGATGACGACCTGCACAATGACGACGGAGAAGGCCCTGCGAGAACTGGGACTTCGAGATGGAGTGGAATATCATCTCGACAACCAGCACGTCAACGGTCAGCGGTTATGGTGGCTGAATCCGCAGGGGTTGACGGTTGAGATGGCTGTCAGCGATCTGCCGCTCTATCTGTACGAGCGGCTGGGCGTCGAAATCGAGGACTAGCAACCAGCCCTGTACCGCGTGAAAGCCAAGCGGGTGTAACACGGTTCCGACCCGTGGCGGGGCACTTTCAAGCAAGCATGTCGTTCGATTCAGCGGCATGTCGATGTGTCCCAGTGATCCGGGCGTGGTGCGTTGCCACGCCCGGCGCTGGGTTTCAAGTTGTGCAAGGGAGATCGTGTCATGTCCGGCGACAGAATGCCTGTCGGCGGGTCCGTCATTTGGTGGCGGCTCGCCAAGAGCACCGCCTTGGATACGCTTTCGAGCGGGTTCAAGGCACTGGGGCTCGAAGATTACATCCCGGAGCCAAGGACCGCCATGTCCTGCCTTCGGGCCGCCTTGTCCGACCGCTACGAGGTCGAGGACAAGAAGACGGAGCGGCTGGTTGTCCGCTCTGTGCCCAAGGGCTTCGTGGTGGTCAAGGAACGCCCCAAGGACGACAAGCGCTCCGGCGACGACTGGGGCGAGGTCGTGGCCACGGTAAAGCTGTCCGAGGACGAGAAGGAAGTCCTGCTGGACCCGTGGGACCGGGACATCCATGACGAGATCGTGGCCGCCATGACCGAGGCCAAGAAGTGGCTGTCGTCTGGTGCCGTGGGCGGCGCCCTGGTCAAGATCATCGAGGTCTGGGGGCTTTCCTTGCGTCCCAACGGCGGCGTGTACTGGCTGCCCAAGGACATGGTGTCCTGCTGGGATGCCGTGTCCAACGTGATCGTCTCCGCGTCCGCCAAGAAGGACAAGGACGGCAAGGACGTGGACCCCAATCGGGTGTTCAAGCTAAACGTCGAGGCGGACACCGACATGGTGGAAGCCATCGGGGACATCCTGCAGAACGAGGTCGAGTCCGAACTGTCCCGGATCGAGTACGAGTTGCAGAGCGGCAATCTGGGCCAGCGTGCCATCGAGACCCGTGAGGCCCGTGCCCAGCACTTGCTGAACAAGGTGTCCAAGTACGAGCAGGCTTTCCAGAAGAAGCTGGAGGGCTTGCAAGAGCAGTTTGCACGATCCGAGTCTGCCGCGGCGATGGCCAAACTGGCTGCCATCGTCAAGGCCGAGCAAGAACAGGGGGTGGCGGCGTGAACGATACCGTCACACTGATTGTCCGCTGGAGCCATGCACGCCTGATGTGGCAGATTCTGTCCGAAGATGAGACGGAACTGTTCTACGAGTCAACGTGCTACGATGACATCACGGATTGGCTGGATGCCCATGCCGATCTGTGCGACGAATAACCGTCTCGTGACGGTCTCCCCCGCCCTGTACAGCCTTGGAGAAGCTGGCAGGGCGGTTACATCCCCGATGGCGTAGGCGGGTTCGATTCCCGCCGGGGATGCTTGCTACGATTCCGGCTGATCCCCGGAGAGCAACGCGAGAGTGCGGGATGGCACTGCCCAGAGCCCAGCGGCGATACAGCGGGACGAATTGGGCGGTCCATCATCCCGGATACCTGCGCCGCCAGTGTGACTCTGGGGCGGGATGCTTCAGCGCGGAACGCCGCGCCGCTCCGATTGCGAAAGGATTCGCCAATGTTCGATTTGTGTTTCACCTGTGCCTGGGGTTCATCGGCCATCGTGTGGCTGGTAGGCTTTGCGGTGTTCACTTGGACGCTGCAACGCAAGATCCCTGGGCTCGACGACTGAAGGGAGATTCGCCATGTCCGACAGAATGCCTGTCACCACCTTTGCGCAGCTCAACAGCGTGCTGCGTGACCTGATGTCGGCCAATGTGCCGGCGCTGATCCTTGGCCCGCCGGGAGTGGGCAAGACCGCCTGCTGCCAAGGGCTGCCCGACTACGACGCCGGGGAGCAGTACCACGAGGTCCGGGCTATCTACCATCGCCCCGAGGACTTCAAGTTCCCGATCGTGGACGTGGCCAACCAGGCCATTTCCTGGATTCAGTCCGTCATGCCGACCGACCCCGCGTTCAAGGGAATTGTGTGCTTGGACGAACTGGGGCAGGCCGACCGGGACGTTCAGGCCGCCATGTTCGGCATCCTGAACTTCAAGGAGCGCCGGATCGGCAACTACACCATGCCGGTGGGCGCCAAGGTGATCGCCACGTCCAACCGGGTGACGGACAAGGCCGGCGTGCAGAAGATGCTCACCCCGCTCTTGTCCCGCGTGTGCCAGTTGGACTTCGAGCCGGATACCAGCCGGGCGTTGGGCCAGCGGACGTTCCACGACGAACTGTGCGAGTTCCTGCTGGGCACCAACCTGCCGGCCGCCGACCATGTGGTTGGCTTCCTGCGGGCCTTCCCGCAAAGCGTGTTGACGTTCAACGCCGATCGGCCGTCCGACAGCGCCACGCCCCGTGGGTGGGAAATGCTGGCGGCGGCTCTGGCTCCCACTGTCCGGGAGACCGACCGCATCATCGCGGACGGCATCGTGGGACCGAGTGCCGCTGTGGAGTTCACGACGTACCGGGAGATCGCGGTACAGATTGACCCCCTGGCGATCCTGGCGAATCCCAAGGCGGCCAGCGTGCCTGAGAATCAACCGTCCCTCATGTGGGCCACGGTGTCCTCTCTGACGGCCTGTGCGAAGAAGTGCGACGCCAAGCAGTTGAAGGCGATGGCGGAATACTTCTGCAAGTGCCCCGCCGAGTACGCGGTGTACGGGGCCAAGGACGCCACGGCCGCCACGCCGAACAACGGGTTCTTGCAGGCTGCTGGGCAGACGGACTTCTTCAAGAAGTATGGTCCGCTGTTAGTTCAGCCGGGAGCGTGATATGGCACAGCACTGGTTTCGCCGTGCAACGCCTGGAATGCAAGGCGTCCGCATGGCCGCTGAGTGGGAGCCAGTGGCCGATTCCGATGTGCCATTCGACGGCATTGTCACCAACCAAGCAAGGGTTTTATGGCACGACGGCCTTCGACTTGCCAACGTCGCGTTTTTCAAAGGGTATCAGTGGGCTCGTGTCGAACTCAATGAGATCGAGTTGCTGCAAGCCTACTCGCACTGGAAACTGAAGCACTGACGGGTCTTTGCTGGTGCAGCCGGGAGCGTGATCATGCCCAAGCTGTGGTTCTTCAATGGAATCGGAGCGGTTGACAAGCCGCTCCTGGAAGTTCCGCCGAACGTTCCTGGGCTGAAGGACTGGATCGAGGCGCGGTTCTACTTGCGGCCTGGATGGCCAGACGAGATCAGCACGCGGTGGAACAACGATGGGACGATCGACTTGACGCTGGAACTGCGGTTCCGGCTTCGTACTGTGGACGAGGTGACGGCGTTGCAAGCCATCGCCAAGGCCGAACTGAACAAGTGACTGACGGGGTGCGATACTCCGGCCTTCTGCGGAAGGCCGGCTATCCTGTTCCGTTTGTTCTAAACCATAGGAAACCGAGCGCATGTTCACACAAGAAGAATTGCTACAAATGGCAATTCGGGGAGAACGCCTGTACTTGGAAGGATTGAATATCCTGAAACAGTTTGAAGTGTGGGCGGAGAGTTACTACGGAAATCGGTCGCTAGGACGCGATCAAGAAATGTGGCGAGCATTTGACACGCTGATGTACCGAGTCAGCGGACATGCCATTGCCGGGGAGGATGACAGTGAGAATTCACACTGAACGCTATCGCGGAAAGTTCCGCAAGAGGAAAGAGCAAGACTGCGGCCATGCTCGTTGCTGGCTGTGTCACGGGGAGAAACTGGCCCAACGTCCCCGCCGCCAAGAGATCCGGTCCAACGCCAACTTAAAGGAGATCGCGCAGTGCTTTACACAGGCCCAGTGTCAGCTTTAGTAGGCTCGATTCCGCTGAATGCCGCGGCACAGGCTGCCGACGCAAGAGCGGAAAGCAAATCAAATGACCCACTGGCCGCCCTGATGGAGACGGCCAAACGCAAGGACTGCGAGGACAAGGCCAAGCTCGCACTCTCGGCCGCCAAGGTGGCCCTGATGTGCGGGACGTGGCAGAAGAACCGCACGCCCGAAGCACTCGGCGCGTCGGCATTCTTCACCCGGCTTGTGCTCGCCCCCAAGTACGAGCCCTCGTGGGACATCCCCACGGCTTGCACCGATGGCGCGACCATCCGGTACAACCCGGAGTACGTTGCCACCAACACCAAGCAGGTGATCGTGGGCCTGCTGGCAGAAGAAGGCGGACACGCGGGCTTTGGGCACCATGTCCGCATGGCGCACCTCGCCAAGCAGTACGGGGACGACTACGACCCCAAGTTGGCGAATGTGGCCGCCGACCTGGCCCTGCTGGGACTGCTCAAGCAGGCCGGGTTCGACATCCCGGCCGACTGCTGCTTGCCGGGCGAGAAAGGCCCGTACAAGGACTTCCCGGTGGGCGAGGCGATGGAAGCCTACTACGCCCGGTTGCACCAGAAGCGATCCAAGGACAAGACCACGGACTGCCCAAAGGGACCGGGGCGTGGAGACATTCAGATGCCTCCCAATACGTCCGATGGAGGTCTCAAAAAGGAAATGCAGAAGTGCAAGGAGTGGCTACAAGCGGCGTCCCAAGAGGGGCATCGCCGCGGGCAGTTGCCGGGTGCCCTGGAGTACGCGGTCAGCACGGCACTGAAGCCGGTGATCGACGCACGGGAAGTGCTGGCAGAGTTCCTGAGCAAGTTCGCCGAGACCGACCGCTCGTGGCAGCGTCCCAACCGGCGGTACGCTTCCCAGGGGATCTACCTGCCGAGCGAGGCCGGACAGTCGCTTGGCCACTTGGTACTGCTCAATGACACGTCGGGCAGCTTGGACAACGACAAGGCCCGGCAGCGGTTCCTCGCGGAAGCGGTGGGCATGGTCAGCGCCTATCCGCTGACGAAAGTCACGGTGATCCATCACGACAGCGTGGTACAAGGCGTGGACGAATGGACGCCGGGCGAAGGCGGCGACCTGCCGTGGAAGCCCAAGGGCGGTGGCGGTACGAGCCACGTCCCTCCGTTCGACGCGATGTATGCGATGGACGAGTTGCCGGATCTGTGCATCGCCCTGACTGATCTGGAGACTGAGTTCCACCCTGACGCCCCGGACTTCCCGGTGCTGTGGTGTACCGTGAAGGACCACCCCATCCCGTATGGGCAGAAAGTTGACATCGGATCGCTCGGAGACGAGTGCTGGTGACGAATACCCTATGTTGCGTTGTGGCCCCGCCAAGTTCCAGCAGCGAATGGTTTGTTCCAAGGCGGCTTTGATCGCTCGAATGCTTGGCCGGGGCCGCCGTCCTGAATAGGACGCTCGCCGCCGAGGTAGAAAGAGAGGAACGATGACTGAGCGAAGGGCGGTGCTACAGCGCCCGTGACCAATCTGTAGCATGTGCTGGGACCGTGGCGTAAATGGAAAACGCTGCTTTGCAAAGGGCACCTACCGCTGGTCAGCAGCGGGGCGCTGGAGCCAACATGCGGGTTCGATTCCCGCCGGTCCCTCTGGAATCCAGCTTGCCGCCAGTGGCCCCGGTGATTCGCCGGGTGCCGATACTGGTGGGCGACGATGGTGAGCGTCCGGCATTACGCCAAAGCTTTCAGGTAGTTTTCCTGAGTACAGGACCGCAAGCTAAACTACCTGCATCTTTGGCCTAAGTGCTCCTTGTGGATTCCGCACGGTTTGCGCTGCCTGTGGATGGCCCGGTGACATCGCCGGGGACCGCAGAAGCAGGCGACGAAGGTAAATTTCTCGCATCGACAAATGGCGTACCGTGCTGACGTGCGACTGGTCCCGCGGGTTCGAGTCCCGCACGCACGCCTTGACCGCCAGAGGATAGCTGGCTGGCACCAGGCCCCGGTGTATCGCCGGGGAACCGCCTGCATCCGACTCTGGTTTTTTGGGCAGCGTCTCGAAAGGGACGTTCAGCGGAAACGCTGGCAATGCAGCCGCTCACAATGCGGCCGGAGTGTTTTTTCTGAAGGGAGTATGACCATGCTTGTTCTGACCCGCCACGACGGCCAGAAGATCGTCCTGCCCGCGTTGGGCGTGACGTTCACCGTCGTCCGCATCGAAGGGGACCGCGTGCGTATCGGCATCGAGGCCCCGCGTGATGTGAAGATCCTGCGCAACGAGCATTTCCCCTTGAAGGCACTGGAGGATGACCATGACAGCGACCGCAACCCGTAAGCGTGGCCTGCCGTTCAAGCGGCTGTCCAAGGCCGCCAAGGAGCGGGCCATCGAGTGGATGCGTGACAAGCTCAATGGCGACTGGTTCGACCCAGAACCGCTGACCGAACTGTTTCGAGAGCACCTTGCCGAGCACGGGTTCCCGAACATGGAGGCTTACTGGTCGCTGGGACACTGCCAGGGCGATGGCGTTGACATCGAGGGCTCGATCGACATCGGCAAGTTAGCCGAGACGGACGAGTTCGTGCTGACTTGTCTCGCCAAGGGCGTGCTGCTGGGTGTAGGAACCTTGGATGATTGGGACTTTAGCTGCAAAGTGAAGTGTAGCCGGGTCGAACTGGAATGGATGTGCTACAGCAACGCATTTCATGACTGTCAGAGTGCCGTTGACGACATTGGACTGGCACTGAAAAAGCATCTGAATGACCTCATTTACAGCTTGCAACGGAAGCTCTCCAAGTACGGATACGACGAAATCAACTACCTGACATCCAAGGAGCGCGCCATCGAGAGCATCGAGGCCAACGACTACAGCTTCGACTGTGAAGGAGACATCCTGTGACCAGACGCAAAGCCCGAACCCCGAAGCCCGAGTTCGACATTCTCAAGATCAGCAAAGGCAATGGCAAGTTCCGCACGATTTATCGCCCCCGCCGGGACATCAAGGCGACGCTGCGGACCTACATCCCGGTCCTGGAGGAGATTGCCCTGAAGCTCTGCCCGCCCAACGTGGTGCATGGCTTCTGGCCCGCCCGCAACTGCGTGTCGAACGCGCAGATGCACGTTGGGACGTGGCGGTACACCGTCTGCATGAACCTGAAGGACTTCTTCGACCACTGCACAGACGCGATGCTGGGGCCTGCAATCGACCCGCAGCCAGCGTTTCACGGGAGCATCCCACGGATACTGACCCCGGATGGTGCTTGCCGCCAGGGCCTGCCAACGTCCCCCGCCGCGGCCAACGTATGCTTCGCGGCGTGCGACCACGACATCATCAGCGCCCTCAAGGCGGCCGGCATCCAGTTCGTCTACTCCCGCTACGCCGACGACCTCACGTTTTCGGTGATGACACGGGAAGCGGTTGACGCGATACTGAGCATCGTTCCCAAGGTGGTCCGCGACCGTGGCTTCGTCCTGAACGAGAAGAAAACCCACGTCCAGTACGCCGGGGCCGGGCGTCGTGTGATTACGGGCGTCGCCGTGGACGAGACGAGCGTGTACCCCACGCGGAAGTCTCGCCGCCGGCTGCGGGCCGCCAAGCACAAGATGACCCTCCCGTGCAAGTACGGGGTGGGGCTGCACCGCAAGCACCGGGCCGCTGGGCTCGCCGAGTGGTGCAAGTGCAAGCCGCCCATGTACGGGCGCAAGGCTCGTAAAGAGATGGCGGGCAATCCGGACGAGGCGTTGTTGATCGCTGCCAAGGCCAAGCAGTACGGAGTGCAGGATCATGCCTGAGTTCACCCTGACAAACGACCGGCGCGGAACGCCGCGACGCTCCGAATTTGCGGACAACGAGCGGTCGAAACAACTGCTGCTGCTGAGTGGTCTGAACTGCGCCAGCGGCCAGAAGGATCTGTTCCCAGACCTCGACACTTTCCCCAAGGAGACCTCCGATGCCCAAACCCATCCCGACCGAAGCCGAGATTGACGCTGCGTGGGCAGCCGCCAACAAGATCATCGACGGACTGACGTTCGCCCCCGAGTTCACCATCGAGGATTACCCGATCGGTGGCGTGAACGCGGGGAACTGCCGGCTTGCCGTCGACTTCAAGAAGGGCCGCGGCTGGCGCACGAACAAGACGACCACGAACAAGCACGGCCGCTGGTGCCAGCCCAAGACCAGCGTGTACCAAGCCGAGCCGATCGTCGTCGTGCTTGGCGTCGAGTTCGATGACACGACCACCGCGGCGTGGCTCCGAATGGACCAGCGGACTGGCCCGTACCTGCAGATGGCCAACTACGACAACCGGATGCTGTGCGAGCCGCCTTGCTACTTCCGGCCGCAACGCGAGGACAGCGCGTACGGCATCCGCGTCAACGACGGACCCGAGGAACGCAAGGTGCTGACGGCGGACAACCCGCTGCTGTGCGATGCGTGGGACCGCTGGTTCGACGAGTACAAGCGGCTGGTGAAGAGGGTTCTGGCTTTCATCGAAGGGAGCAAGACGTGAAGCTGAGCGAAAAATACAGGCCGAGCCTGCTCTCCCAGGTCGCCGGCCAGCGTGCCGTGCGGGTGTTGCAGGGCTGGCTGCTGGAGCCCTACCCGGCCTGCTTCTGTCTGGAGGGCGCACCGGGGACCGGCAAGACGAGCACCGCCTTCGCACTCGCCAACGAGCTTGGCTGCGAAGACGAGTTCTCCGGCCGGGAGGTTGTCATCGGGTCCGAACTGAGCGTTGACGCCGCCCGGACGCTGTTCCAGCGGACCCTGCGATGTACGCCGCTGCAACCGCTCAAGGTGCCGGCGTGGCATTGCCTGATCATCGAGGAACTGGAACTGGTCTCGCCTCAGTGCGTGACCTTCCTGAAGGTGGCGCTGGAGACTGGACTGCCAGCCCGCTGCGTCGTGGTCGCCACGAGCAACAACACGGCGAAGCTGCCCCAGGCCCTGCGTGAGCGGTTCACGCTGCTCTCGTTCGGGTCCGGGGAAGCGTTCGCGAACGAGGCTGGCGACGTGGTGGCCGCCATCTGGGACGCGGAGACCCACGGGGAACCGCTGCCGGCCGGCTGGCAGTCGTGGGGCTGGGAAGGGGATTCGTATTCGATGCGTGCCGCGCTGGACGCGGTGCAACAGGAACTCTTACTGAAGGGAGCGAGACGTGAGCAAGCACACACCGTTACCGTTTAAGGTGGCGCAGACGTTCGTCGAGAACTCGCCGCCGACATGGAACATCTACACGCTGCGAAACGGCAAGCGGTTCAACGGCGACTGCGTTGCCGTGTGCGACAACCGCGATGACGCAGAGTTCATCGTCCGAGCCTGCAACTGCCATGAGGAACTGGTGGCGGCGTGTTACGTTGCTCTCGGAGACCTGCTCGCTCAAGGGATGCCGAGGGGATGCAGCACGTTCAACCTGCTGTCGGCCGCCATCGCCAAGGCGGAGGGCAAGTCCGATGCGTGAAAGCGCATTGGCATCGCAATTCAGTTGTGGTAAAATGCGAACGCCCCGGTGGGTGCCGGGGCGTCCTAACCACCACTATCTGGATTGGAGACAGTGATGTCTGAGTCGCATTCTACTGCGCCCGTTGAGTATCGACAAGTTCCCGGTTTTCCGTTGTACCGTGTCGGTGACGATGGATCGGTCTGGAGCAAGTACAACAACAAGTGGGGCATCCGAGACGAGTGGAAGCGATTGCGTGGGTCGCGTGATCAGTACGGGTATCTCCGTGTCCATCTGCGGCCGTCAACTCCGCTTCGGTATCGTTACATCCACCACCTAGTGCTGGAACTTTTTGTTGGACCTTGCCCAGATGGATTTCAAAGTTGCCACAAGAACGACGTGAAGAACGACAATCGCCTGAGCAACTTACGATGGGGAACGCCATCGAGCAACAAGCGCGATGCGTATCGGAATGGCTGCTTGCCACGAGGCGAGCGACACGGGCACGCAAGGCTGAAAGACGATGACATTCCAGTTATCGTTAGCCTGTTCTTGTCTGGCTTGTCGCCTTACAAGATTTCAAAGAAATACGCAGTTACACAGTGCCCAATTCACGCCATCATCATTGGCAAGACATGGAAACACATACCACGGGAGACGTTCGATGCGAGATCAAGGGAGGTTACGGGCCGGATACTTCCCGTGCCCGCCGGAAGCGATACAGGACGCACTGAAGTATCTCCGTCCGAATCCTGACGCCAAAATTCTTGACCCCTGCTGCGGAGAAGGTTTCGCAATCAGGGACTTGGCGAACGGCCTGTCGGTTCCGATGGAGAACGTGTACGGAGTCGAGCTTGACGAGGGACGTGGGAACGAAGCCAGAAAGAACTTACCCGGCGCGACAATCCTCGCGCCGTGTTCGTTTCATCACACCAAGATGAGTTCTGGTGCGTTCTCATTTGCATTTACGAATAGCCCTTTCGATGACTCGCTCGATTCCGGTCGCGTTGAACTCGCGTTCTTCGCCCAGATCCCTGCCATGCTGGTCCCTGGCGGCCTGTGCCTGTTCGTCTGCCCCGAGAACGTCGCCAGCCGCTACGACTTCCGCAAGGCGTGGGCGGTGTACTTCGAGGACGTGGCGTCCTGGCCCTTCCCGGCCGGGCACCGGAAGTTCAACGAGGTCTTCATCCTGGGCCGCAAGCGGGCGACCCGTGACATGGACCCCTACGTTCCGTCGTTCTACCAGCGAAGGCCGCAAACGGACATGATTGTCCCAAGCAGCATTGGCCCGCGGGTGTTTGAAAAGACTGCCCTGACAGACCCGGAGTTGGTGGCCGCCGTCGAGTCGAGCCCGCTATACCGTTTTCTGGCCCCGCAGAAGGCCCAGGAATTGCGCAGGCCGCCGTTGGCTCTCTCGGTAGGTCATCTGGCCCTGCTGCTGTCCTCGGGGCAGCTAGACGGCCTGGTGACGGCACCGAATGGGCAGCGTCACGTCGTCCGTGGGACGGCACGGAAGCACGAGGAACTGACGGAGGAAACCACGGAATCGGACAAGAATGTCACCAAGACAACAAAGGTGTTCACGGAAAGAATCAAGCTGCTGGTACGAGCGGTGACGCAGGACGGACTCATTCACACTTTGGAGTAGATGATCATGTTCAACATCGACAGTTTCAAGATCCTGGTCCATACCGCGCATCACCCGCAGTTGGACAAGGGAGATCGCTGGCACGACATTGGCGAAGGCCCGTTCGAGAGCCAGCAAGAGGCGACCGACTACGCCAACGCGGAGGTCGGCTTGCCGTGGATCGTGGTTGACGGCGCCGGGCACCCGGTGGCCTACGGTGACGCCTTTGGACTACAGGGGGACAACACATGACCAAGCAGAAAACCAAAGACGCCCTGATTGGGCGAACGATCAAGGACGTTCAGTTCGTGACGACAACAGCCGGCAAGGTGCCGTGCCTGTACCTCGACGACGGGACGCAAGTGTACGTGCTGTCGGACACGGAAGGCAATGAAGCTGGATGCCTTCACGTCTACGGAAAGACAAGAAACGCCAAACTGATTGGAGGCCGTTCATGCTTAGGATTCTGAACTTTGGGGCAGGCGTGCAATCGTCTTGCATCCTGCTCCGGTCCTGCCTCGGGGAACTCCCGAAGCTCGACCACGCTATCTTCGCGGACACCGGGGACGAACCATCCTACGTGTACGAATGGATGACAACGGCCAAACTGATCGCAGCAGATTACGGCATCCCGGTTCACGTTGTGGGACGCGGACACTCGCTGTCGGACCATCTGCGTGAGCGGATACCGGCAGGCCGGAGACTCGACAAGATCCCGGCGTTCTGCCAGACAGGATCTTCCCCTGGGCCGCTGATGCGTGACTGCACCCGCGAGTACAAGATCAAGTGCATCGACCGGCATGTCAAGACGCTGCTCGGATTGACCAAGGGAGCGCGCTGGCCAAAGCAGCTGGAGGTCGAGACGTGGATCGGCATCAGCAGCGACGAGTACAAGCGGATGAAGTCGTCTCCGTTCATCTGGCAGCGGTTCTGGCACCCGCTGATCGAGAAGCCGTGGGACGGAGAAGTGCGTCCAGGATGGCTTGACTCTACATGGGACAGAGAAAGGTGCATCAACTGGCTGAACCGGAGAGGGTTCACCGGAATCGGCCGCTCGGCTTGCACGTTCTGTCCGTTCCGCTCCAACAAGGAGTGGAAGTATCTCAAGGCCAACGACCCGGAAGGATTCGCCAAGGCGTGCGACGTGGATGAGCTTCTGCGGAGTGGTCCTGATGGTGTGATTCACGGAATGCGGAAGCCACTGTATGTGCATCGAAGCATGAAGCCGTTGCGAGATGAACCGTTCGGGGATCGCAGCGGTCAGATGGACCTTTGGGACGACGAATGCGCTGGAGTTTGTGGAGTATAACACGATGACCAACAACATCCGCATGATGCTGAAGTGCTGTACGAAGATCCCGTCCGCCGCTGACGCCCGCCAGCTGGCCCGCGACTACCGTGCCGGGGACCAGTCCGCCAGGGACAAGCTGATCACCGGGAATCTACCCCTGGTGGTCAAGATGGTCCAAGCGTTCCGAGTGCCGCTGCAAATGCACGACGACGCCTTCTCCGAGGGCGTGCTGGGGCTGATGCGGGCGGTCGAGGACTACGACCCGGACCATGAGAGCGGGGCGTGCTTCTGCACGCTGGCCCGCTATTGGGTGATGCAGAAGGTCCAGCGGTTCATGCGCTCCTCCGTGAATCGGTGGCAGCATGAGACGGCCATCGGCGTCGATCTGCGCATCGAGATCGAGCATAACTTCACGACCGACGTGGACACGGCGCCGCTGCTGGCGAAGCTGACCAGCAAGGAGCGCAAGACACTGGAGCAGATCACGCTTAACGCCACGCTGGTTTCGATTGCCGACGAAATGCAGCTGAGCAAGGAGCGTGTTCGGCAGATCCGCAACCGGGCAATCGAAAAACTCAGGGAGATGGTGCGATGACGTGGATGAAAGAGAAACCGATTGATCCGAGCAAGTTGCATATCGGATGTTTGAATTGCTCGACTGCGTGCCTTCAGGCTCCGATGGACCTAGACATCTCAGTTGGATTTGGTTCGTCATATCTGACTCGCGATGGAGAACTTGTGCTCGATGGCGAGCACGACAATCGGCCCGTCACAGTGAAACGGTGCGAACGGTTAGCGTCGAAAGACCCAGACCATGATTGGCGCATCACTCGTCACGGTCCAATGCACGGTGAGACGTTCCAGCGGCACGGGGTGAAGCAGTGGGTGTGCATCGAAAGTAATGAGGGATTCGCATGACGACCACCTTCCTCCCCTGCCGCGTGTCCGGCAAGAACCTGAGCATCATGGTCCGGGCCAACATGGCGGCCGGTGTCAGCAACGTCCTGTACGCCCTGTCGTGCGTCGGGCCGGGGCAGAGCATCCGAGCCGTGGCCGCCGCCATGCGTGCCGGGGACCGGGCCACCTTCGAGATCCCGCTGTCCACGCAGAGCTACTACCACGGGGACGGCAAGTTCTTCGTCCGGTACGCACGGCTGGCCTACGACCACTGGCATCTGCTGGGAGTGGCCGACAACCCGGCGTTCATCCTGAACTGCACGGACGAGACGCTGTGGCGGCTGCTGCGCTCGGACAAGTACACCACGCCGCTGCTGAAGTCATGGACGCCGGCCATCCGCCAAGCGCTGGTGGAGGTCGGCGGATTGAGGCAAGTACGGGACGCACACGCTTGCGACCCGTGGTTCTGTTACGCGACCGACGAAACGCTCGACGCCATCGTGGCGGCCGGGGTATCGTCGGGGAAACTCAAGATGGAGGATTCGTAAGATGGCCTGCCCAGTTTGCGACCACACGATGCAGAACCTCGGACTCGGGACTCGCACCGTGTTCTGGTGTCCCAACTGCGGGACGCTGAAAACGAGGTCAGGGGAGCATGAGGAATCGGAAGCGACTGCGATCATGCGTCACGTTGTTCGTGAGGCCAAGATCGGTGGCGTTCCCGGCCTCTTCTACCAGTCTATCGTGAAGTGTTTGTTCAAAGTCGAGAAGGCCGGAAGCGGGCCTCTCAAAGTTTCTATCCTGGAGATCAAGAAATGACCAGAGACCCCGCCTTTATCCTCGCCAATCTGGTGAACCAGCGGCAAGCAGCCAACTACGGCAGCATCATCGAGATCCTGGTTTCCAGGGGCATCGTGACGCTGGAAGAAGTCCGCCGGGCCAGGCTCCGCGCCGAGGCCGCCGTGGACCAAGTGACCGCCGGGGACAATGAAGGGCTCGCCCAGAGCGAGGAAGGTGCGATGCTGCTCGAACTGATGGGGAAGGGGGGCGACGATGACGTTTCCGACGAATCTTGACCAGTACATGGACCAGTACGCGACGCTGCTAGCCCAGCAGGCCCAGCAGCGGTCCAAGCCCCTGCACACGCCCGGTAAGGACGCTCCGGTCGATCTGTCGCACCTATTGCGGAAGCCACTGGAGGCCCAGCAGCACGTCATCACGGCGATCTGCAAGGCGTGGGAGCGCGAGAAGGGGATCATGGTCAGCGGGGAAATGGGATGTGGAAAATCGTACATGGCAATCGCCGCAGCGGACTACTTTGGACGCCACGAATACCGGGCGATTGTCATGGTCCCGCCGCACCTCACGACCAAATGGGAAAGAGAAATCCGCTGCACGCTTCCAAAGGTGGATGTGTATCAGATCCGCTCGTACCGGGACGTGGCGAACCTGAACCCGCTGTACAAGTCCGTGGGGCCGGAGTGGTACATCGTCTCCCAGACCAGGGCGAAGCTCGGCACGTCATGGGCGCCAGTCCTGAAACGCGGGCACTGGCTGAATGGGAAGAAGTACGGGTTCTACGTTTGCCCAGATTGCCAGACGCCCATCGAAGTGAAACAGCGGGACGGAACCATGCTGCCGGCCGGGCCGGATGACCTGAAGAAGGACAAGCTGTCCTGCGAATCCTGCGGCGCCGCGCTCTGGCAGTGGACCAACGAGTTTGATCGCTGGCCGGTGGCGGATTATATCCACAAGAAGCTGAACGGGTACTTCGACTTCCTGATCGTGGATGAAAGTCACCAAGCGAAGTCCGCGGAGTCGGCACACGGAAACGCGGTCGGAGCGCTCGCCGCTTCGTGCAAGCGTGTTCTCTGCGCAACGGGAACGACCTTCGGGGGCTATGCGTGGCATCTAAAGCCGACGCTGTTTCGCGTGTCTCCCAATACCATCGTCTCCGAGGGATTCACCTGGGAGGGCGATACCGCGTGGAACGAAGCCTATAGCCGGATCGAAACGAAGGTAGTCGAGTCCGAGAAGAAAGGCGGACACCGCGATTACAACGGCAACTGGAACTCGTACTCGATGGGCAAGACCGCCCGCAAGAGCAAGAGCGTCAAACCTGGCGTCATGCCAACCCTGTTCGGCCGCCACATGATCGGCAACACGGTGTTCCTGTCGCTGGATGAGGTCGCCGAAAACCTGCCGACCCTGGATGAATCCGTGGTCGAGGTCGCAATGGACTCCGAGCAGCGCGCGGCCTACAGCGAGACCGAGCACGCCCTGCGGGACGCCATCAAGACGATGCTCGCCAAGGGGGACAAGCGGCTGCTGTCTCGGATGCTGAACACGCTGCTTGGGTACTGCGATCATCCGTGGGGCTGGGGCGAGATCGGGTACTATGAACGGGACGATGGGTGCGGCGGAGGACAGCGATGGCAGCACGTTGTCACACCAGAGGAGCTTGACCCAAAGGTGATCCGACCGAAGGAGCAGGCCCTGATCGACTTCTGCAAGGCCGAGCGCGAGGAAGGCCGCAAGGTCTGGATTTACTCCGTGATGACTGACAAGCGTGACGTGGTGGGCCGCGTCTCGGACGTGCTGGCAAAGGCCGGACTCCGGGTGGCGACACTCCGGTCCTCGGTCGAGACCACCAAGCGGGAAGCGTGGATGGCGGAGCACTGCCCCGGCGCCGACGCCATCGTGAGCCATCCGCAGCTGGTCGAGACCGGACTCGACTTCTTCGACCGGGAGAAGACGTACAACGTGGCCTCGGTGGTGTTCTACCAAACAGGTTACGCCCTGTTCACGCTGCGACAGGCGGCTCGCCGGGCGTGGCGAATCGGGCAGGATCAGGAGTGCCGCGTCCGGTACTTCTACTACCAGGACACCATGCAGGCTCGGGCCATGACGCTGATGGGCAAGAAGCTCTCAGCCTCACAGTCGATGGAAGGCAAGTTCAGCATGGAAGGGCTGGCTGCCCTGGCCGGGGACGAGGGCTCGATCGAAACGGCGATGGCACGGAGCCTCGTCACGTCGCTCGGTGAAGACCTCGACGTGGGCCGGGCGTGGCGTAAGGTGGGGCAGAAACGGGAACGAAAGCTGAACGCCGTCGAACAACGGTTCATGGCGGCGATGAAGCGGAAACAGATGGTGCTGTTTTGAATTGGTGGAACGACGCATCTCAAAGAGCAGCCGCTAGGTATTACAGACAATACATCCTAGATTTCGAACAGAGCGTCAAACCGCATATCCGAGAATCATGGCTCAATGACAGAGGCAGGCATGCAGTCGCAAAAACATTGCACGCCAAGGCGTTTGTTGATGTTCACAAAGGAAAGGGAGTGATGTTTGCGTTCGCGATGATAATGCTGGATGATCCGTCTCTGGCAGCTTCATTCGCCAACGAGGCATCGTCGTACTGTGAACTGTTCGATAGTTGCAAGGCAGCGTTGATCTTGAAAGGAGACTTCTGACAAGAAACAAAAATGCCCCGGTGGCGTCCGAACCACCGGGGCGGATGAAACAGCCGGAATGAATCCGTCCTACTCCTCGTCGTCTCCTTCCATGTCGGCGTCGTCACCGTCGTCGGCGTCCTGCTCTCCCTTCGACTTCCGGCCGCGTTTTCCCTCGGGCAACTCGTCGATCTTCGTCACGATCAGCTTGCCGGCCTTGTTGGCGAAGTGGCTGAACTCGCCGTCGTCCAAGTCCACGGCCATGACGTTCAGCGTCACGCTGTACGCCTTCCGCTTGACGCCAATGCCCTTGCACTCGAACACCAGCGTCATGTCCGGCTTTACGTCGTCCATGCCGGGCAGCGGCTTCTGATCCGCGTCCCCGCCTCCGGTCGCCACGATGCGACACTTCAACCGGCGCGCCACAAATAACTCGATCGCCGCCTCTGGCAAGATCGCGTCACGGGCAATACTGACGCCGACGCTGGCGACTTCACCGCCGAACGAAACCTTGCCGAACTTCACTCCCAGATTCGCTAACTGCTTGGCCATCTCTGGCTACCTCCTATAGTCGAGCACAATCCTAACATGTGGCTGCTCCAACTCTGAAGCAATCCACTTCTCAGCTTTTCCGGCGAAAATCTGCCCGTCGTCAACCCAGAGAAGCCCGTTTAAGCAATCCTGCACCGACTTCATCAGGTTATCCCGATCGTTTCGTGCAACAGCGTGCGGTATTCGCATACCCTCTTTCCATTCATCCCACCAGCAAGACCCCTTCTTCAGCCAAGCCGGCTTCGTTCTCGGAAGCACGAAGATCATGTCCACCGTCAGCGGTCCAGTCAACGGCGGGCCGCTGTACGCTGCCGCTGCCGCCATGCGGACGCTGGCCTTGAATGCGTTCACCGGGTCACGGGCAGGAGTGTAGTTCGTGGCGAACGCCTTGCCGCCTTTGCCTTGGATCACACGATGTCGCTGCCGTGGCTGGGCAACCGGTACCGCATTGACGATGAACTCGATCATCTTCGCTGGCTCCGTGCGTAAGCAGTCCATAATACCAAGGCAGAAAAAACATACCCAGCGACGAACGCAGCAATGATGCTCACGTGAGTCTCCTGCATTCCGCCAAGATCGCGTTGAGCGTGCCGTTTACGAACCCGATGTACTGGGCCTGAGCCATGCACGCGGCCGTCACGTTCGTCCCGCCAACGTCGAGCGTTTGCTCCGGGAGCGTTCGCTCGAACTCCGCCTTTGCCTCAAGGCACTGGGCGATGATCGCCTGCACGGCGTCTTTCTGTTCGCTTCTCACTGGGGCCTCCTCAAACCTTGCCTCCAACATCACCAGATCCTCAGCGGCCATGCACGCCTCCGCGGCGTCCTGACCAAGTTCCTGTGGAGTCCGCGGAGGATAGCCGAACGGTGTGGCGTGGATCACGGTTCACTCGCTGTCGCTGCTGGTGTCCTGTTGCTGGCCCTTCTTTTTTCTCGGCGCCCGGCGTGGCTTCTTCTCGGTCTTCACGCCTGCGATCTGACGGGCCTCGCGCATTCTCCCAAGGTGAATCTCGGCTGCCAAGACGGCGGCATTGAAGTCTCCGCCGAACTTCGCTTTGACTTCCTTGAATGCTTCAATCATCTCGTCGATCACTGGCAACTGCACTTCCTGTTGTTCTTCGCTCATTCGTCATCAACCCTTCTTCTTGAGTTCTGAAACGTAACCCTTGGCCCAGTCCAAATCCTCTTGCGAGCATGCCGGGTTGTCCGGATCCTCGATCTCGTCCAGGATCTTCTTCACGGCCGCCTCGCGCTGCAGCGGTGGCTCAAGCCACGCCTTGTCGATGGCCGCCTTGACGTGCTTGCGGATCGCCGCCGAACGCTCGCTGTCGTCGGCGGCTTGCTCCGGCTTCGTTTCTGCCTTCGACTTCTTGCTGCCCTTCAACTGCTCGGCCGTCCGCTCAGCCTTGCTCTTGCCGGCGTCCTCCGGGTCGGAAGGCTTCTGTTCGGCCAGATCGAAGTAGTCCTCCCGCTTGCCGATTCCGTCGTGCAGCGATTTATACACGCGCCGCAACGCCAGCAATTCATTTTCACTACAGGCGTCCAGCTTGTGTCCGAGACGACGCTCCAGCATCGCCGTATCCACTTGGAACGATTCCAAGAATGCAGCTGTCATCTTGCGCACACGAGCGTCGATCGGTTCCTTCGACCCTTCGCGAATCGTCTTGCGGGCCTGATCGACAGCCTCGTCAACAATATCCGCCGGAATAATATCCTCCAAGCACTTCCGCTCGCGGCGGGCCGCGTAGTTGGCGACGCACTCGTAGATGTCACGCTCGTCGGTCAGTAAGTACGCACCGCCCTTGCGCTCGGAGCGGTCACGGACATGCTTGACCTGAAACGTGACCTCCGCCCGAGCGTTCGTCTCCAAGTCCATCGCGTAGGCGATCACCGTGCTCTGGCCCAGCTTGCGTTCGATCTCCACCCAGCCGCTCTGGATGTTGCCCCATGCCGCCTTGACAGCACGCAAGCAATCAACGGACGGACCAACGATCTTTTGACCGCGGGTGTACTCATACTCCGCTGCCTCTGCTAGTCTCGGACGTTGGAATGATCGTCGAATACGCTCGATCGCCAAGTTTTCGTCGCGCGGGAACCGCTTGGCGACGATCATCGCACCCTCGACCTCCTTGGCGATCCTGACCGCAACGGCGTCGGCGGACTTCGGGGCCACGGCGACCACCGTGGATTGCTCGGTCGTGATCAGTTCGTTGCTGTCGTTGTCGTAGCTCATTGAATCACCTTTCTTGTGTCTTGGCTGCCGCACTTTCGGCAAAGAACACAGGGAGTCCTGTTGTCAGCATGCCATGCGACGTTTCTGCAGTCGTGACAGATCCGCTCGTGAACTGTCGGCATGTCGGCAAGCATCTTTGACACTTGTGCTTCCAACCTGTCGATCTTACCCGCGCGTCCTGCCAGCACAAAATCTGTCTGCCGTTCCGACATCACTTCGGCACCTTCCTTTCGTACATGCGGACGTACTCGCTCGCCTTGACCATGTGTTCGGCGACTTGGATCTTCTTCCGGACCATCTCCTTGCCGTCGCCAAGATCGACCGCGGCGGCGTCTCCCATCAGCCACTCCATCTTGCCCTTGGCGGCTTCCTTGGCAGCCTGAGCCTCTTTCTCGGCCGCCAGCGCCTGCTGGTACGCTTCCCGGGCGGTCAGAAACTCGTCGTCGGCCTGCTTGCGAATGTCGGCCGCGATCCCAAACAGGGCCTTGTTGATTTCGCGTGCCCTCGGGTGAGTCCAGTTCGGCTCGGGAGGGTCGGAGTTAATGATCCGCAATAGAAGCTCGGCAGACGCCTCGATGATCGCGTGGCACAGATCCTCGTTGCGCTCGATCGGGTACACCTTGATCCGCCGCTTCTCGACCTGGAACTGCACGACCTCCTGGTGGTCGGCGCCCATGACCAGCATCTGCTGCTGGGCTTGAATGAGAACATCGACCGGAACCTCGTCAGTCCCTTCGTCGCCCCACTTGGACGCCATGCGGAAGCCGGTGGACTTGGCGTCGATAGGGAACTTGGCAAGCGTGTGCCACTCAGGCCGTGGAATTTGGCCTCCAGGATCGCCGAGGATGTCCATCACCATCGCGTCTGGCGTCGCCGCCAGGAACCGATGGACCGGGTGGAACCACATCGGCTGCGGGTAATCAACGACGTGGCCCGTGGTCTCCGCGTACCGCCCGATGACGGCCGGCTCGATGGCACGCCCGAACCAGCGGTAGTCGTCGTCGGACTCGTCCTGCGGGTCCGTCTGCCACAGGTAGACGTGCGCTGGCGTGGCCCACTCGGAACAGCCGATGGTCGCCGCCGCATAGGACGCCGACAGAATCACCGGGACTTCGCGGCCAGGATCGTAGGATCGCAGGGCGTACCACTCGGGCGTCAGCGGCATCGGGCCGCGGATGGGAATGTGCTTGAGCATGGTTTGCTCACTCCTTCAGAAGTTCTGTTGGTTCGACTCCAAACGCCTTGGCCAAATCAGCCACCGTTCGCAGCGTCGGGATTGCCTTCCCTCTTTCCAGCCGATTCATCCACGACTGGAACCGGCCAAGCCGCTCGGCCAAGTCGTACTGAGTCCACTCGCGCTCCTTGCGCAAGCGGATCACGTTGGCCACCACGATTTCTTCGAGCGGCCTCGACTTCTTCCTTTTTTTTCCAGAGTTGGCGCTCGCGGAAACACGTTTCACAGTAGGGCCTCCCGGATAAACGGCCGAACAGTTCCTGCAATCCATAGAACCTGGCGTCGGCCTTGTGCGCAAGTTCCACGCCGCACGCGGCGCAGTTGCAAATCTTGACGTTCTCGAAGTTCGGTTGTTGACGACGTGCGAAGTAAATTGCATCGCCAAGTTTACGTGGCTTTCGTGACATGCGAATCTCCGTGGTTGCCATCATCATATCTTGCACGTTAAGAACGTCAACGGTAATTCACAGTGAAATTACAAAATAATCGCGACGCAATGTGTTGACAATGTGACAAACGCTTGATCGACGTGCGTTTGATTTCTTTCCGAATTGATGTTGACGCGCGCACACGCGAATATAAGATGTGGGCACTGAAACCCGCCGGCCCAAACCCTGCCGCTGGCTGTCGAACGAGAACGCTGGATATGCTTATCCACAATCACCGAAAATGCGAAGGTCCGCCCCCTGGTATTCCGGAGTCCGCAAGGCCCGGACGGCTGCTCTCGTCAGCCGCAGTAGTACCAGCGGGCGGACCTTTTTGTTTTTGGTGAGGTCAAATTATGGCGCGACACCGCAAGATTGAAGTCCGCATGTGGGGAGACGAGAAGTTTCGCAGGCTTTCCAAGCCGGCCCCAAATGCACAGTCTCTCTGGATTTACCTGATTTCCGGCCCGCACACAACCAGCATCCCAGGGCTGTACGTTGCTGGTGAAGCCGGCCTTTCTGAAGCACTTGGATGGCCGTTGAAAGCCTTTCGGGAAGCCTTTCAGGAACTCTTGTCGGAAGGCTTACTTTTGGCCGACTTTGATGCTCGTGTGATCTGGATCCCGAACACCATCAAGATCAACCCCCCAGAGAACCCGAACGTTGTCAAAAGCTGGGGCGCTTACTGGGATGAAATCCCTGAATGCGAATTGAAAGTCGTTGCGTGGGAACGACTTAAAGGCTTCCTTGAAGGCTTTGGCAAAGGGTTTCACGATTCTTTCATAAAGGCTTGCCGAAAGCCTTTGGCAAAGGGTTTGGCAAAGGGTTTGGCGAATCAGGAGCAGGAACAGGAGCAGGAACAGGAGCAGAAAGAAGATAGCTCGGAGCCCGCGAGTACGCGGCAGTCCGAGCCGGTGACTTCATGGGTGTTTCCTGTCAATGGAAACCCTGTTGTCCCGGAGTGGGCGCTCCCAGCCAAGCTGTACCACGTTCTCAAAGAGTCCTACCCAGGCGTTAATCTGGACGAAGAACTCCGTAAGGCACGGGCGTGGTGTGAGGCTAATCCAAAGTCACGCAAGACGGCCGGAGGCATGTCACGGTTTCTGAACTCATGGATGTCCAGAAACCAGAACAACGGACATTCAAATCCGCAACAAGTCAGAGCCATTTCACGAGTTACCCCAAGCACCGACGAAGTGAAGCGAGCCATCCAGGAGGAATTTGGTCATGTCAAGCACCCGCTGTTCCGAGACGACGAACCTACTGGAGCGTCGGCTTCCGTTTGATCTGGACGCCGAGGAGCACTTGATCGCTGGCTGCCTGATCGAACCGTCCAACATCGACCGGATCGTCCTGTCCCAGCAGCAGTTCTTCGACTCCGGGCTCGGTGAGGCGTGGAATCTGCTCCAAGACATGCGGTCGTGTTCGGACCCCATCGACGACATGGTGGCGATTGCGGCCCGGATGAAGACACGGGGAATCTGGGAAACGATCGGCGGGATGACTTGGCTCAAACGGATGTTCGAGCAAGGGTCGGTCCACAAGTGGCACTGCGAGTTCTACGCCAAGCAGATCGCCATGATGGCCAACTACCGGAAGCTCATTGCTATCGGTGGAGAAATCGTCAAAGCCGGATACGACGCGACGAAAGATCCGGTGGCGATTGCCTCCAAGGCCCAAGCCGCCTTGATCGCCAGGCTTGAGACCGCGGACGACGTGCATCGCATCGGCGACACGATCGACGACATGTTCGCCAAGCTCGACGACACGAAGCAGGATCGGCGCCGGGTGTTCACCGGCTTCCAGAAGTTCGACTTGGACTACGGCCCGATGATGTCCGGCGAGATGGTCGTGGTGGCGGCCAAGACCAGCATCGGGAAGACCGCGCTCATGGTTCAGATGGGACTGTACCACGCCGACATGAACCGCCCGGTCCTGTTCTGCTCCCTGGAGATGCCCCTGGAACAACTCCGGGATCGGATCTTCTGCGGGATCGCTGGTGTTCCATCGAACGACTTCCGCAGTGGACGATTGACGGCAAGCCAACGACAAGACTTGGAGCGTGCTGCCAGCAACTTCCGCCACAAGCCGTTCTACATCTGGAGCCCGCGTGGCGACAAGTCGCTCAACCGGATCTGTGCCAAGGCGCGCAGTGTCCAAGCCGACTTCAAGATCCAGTGCCTGTTCGTGGACTACCTGCAGAAGGTCCAACCGCCGGACACGCGGGGGAGCCGTGAGGAGCAGGTGGCCGCGATCTCCCGCGGCATCAAGGACATCGCCCTGGACCTGGACGTGCCGGTCGTGGTCGGGTGTCAGCTGAACCGGAAGGCCGACGAGGACGGCGAGCCCGAACTGCACATGCTCCGTGAGTCGGGGGCGATCGAGCAAGACTCGGACATGGTGATGTTCGTCCACCGCAAGACAAGGCTCGACCGCGAAGGCAAGCTGATTGTGGCGAAGCATCGCTGCGGGACCACAGGTGCGATCGGCTTGAAGTTTGATCCGCTGCACCAAGTGTTTTCACTTGATCCACCAGCAAGACCAGTGGAAGATCAAGACGACCAGCAGCGTCTACGTGGGTTCTAACGACTACCGGAACGCGAACGAGTAGTTGGCCTGGTTCACAGTCCCGGACTTGGCTTCCTCGCGAAGCTGCTTCCGTTCCTTGTTGACGATCCCTTGCAGCGCCCGAAACTTGAGGGCCTGCTCGTACTTGGCCGGGTCCGTCACGCGGAGTCGTTCGAGTTGCTGCTCGGGGATGTAGTTGATGATCATGTCCCTGAGCCCGAACTGCTCCTTGCCGAGGACTCCCAACCGCTCTTGCATCATCGCCAAGCGAGCCCGCGGGCTGATCGTTGTGACCCGTGCCCCAGACAGCAGGTTGACCGCCTTTTCCAGCGGGTTCTTCCGCGGGTCCAGCAGCGTCCGCGTTGACGTGGCGTATCGGGACAGCGGCGAGTTCGACACCAGCTGCTCCAAGGCGGCCGGCAGCTTGGCGGGCAAAGGACGCTCGGCCAGCGCTTGCTTGTCGCCGGCCAAGTAGCGTAGGTACTGCGTGGCATTGGCGACTGTTCTCCCAAGGACCGGATCCAAATCGGTGATGTCTCGGCCGCCGGACGGCCCTTGCTGGAAGAACGAGCGGCCCGTGACCCACTCCGCCGGCCCTTTGAGGTACGGCGTCAACCGGCTGGCGGCTTCCAGGCCCATCGTGCGCGACGGGCTGCGGCCCCCGAAGAACGCGAACAGATCCTCGTAGGGCATGCCCGTCGCCGAGAAGTACCGCACGTCTCCTTGGGGTGTGGTCCCCAGCGGAACGCTCAAGCCCTCGGAGACGTACTCCGGCGTCATCGCGTCCCGGCCGCCCATGCGGCTGCTGGCTTTGATCATCTGGGCCATGACGCCGCCGGGCTTGTCTTTGAGTGACCGCAACATCACCGGGGCCATGAGCCGGCTAAAGCTGTAGAACGGCATCAATCGCCGCATGTACGTTTTCTCAAACTGGGACAGTCCGTTGCGGTAGTCCAGCTGCAGGAACCGAACCTTCTCCGCGGCCTCGGACGGAGAGAATCCTTTCGACTTCAGGTACAGGTACATCGGGACGCGGTTGTTCCACTCGACCAGATTGTTCGCCTTGGCCGACGTGTTGACTCCAGTCTGCCACGCGGTCTGGATCTGCTTGACGCGGCGATCAAGGTTGGCGCCTTTCAAGGCGAGTGCGTCATCGGGAAGCCCGGCTGCAGCTTCACCGAGCGCGGACATGTTGGTCCATCCGGCCACGTCCTTGCGTGCGGTCGCCAAGCTGTCCTTGAAACCGAACGGGCTTTGGTTCAGCAGCCTCGGGTCTTTCGACATCGCCCCGGTGAACTCGACTCCCTCGGAACCGAACGCCGGGTCGATCACGCCTTCCAGCAGCATCTCGCGGATCGTCTTCTCATCGTGCCGCAGATCCCACGCGGTCTTGGCGTGCTTGACGTAGGAGGCAATGTCGGCCGGGCCGGCGATCTCACCCGACGCCGCCAAGTTGACGAACTGGCCGGAGTACCAGTTGCGAATCCAGTTGGCCGGGTGAGCGGTCACTCCGACTTTGAACGCCCGGTTCATGGTGTCGATGGCGTCACCGATCAGCGACTGGAATTCCGTGTTGGTCGAGGCTTCCATCATTCCGGCGGTGGCGTTGGCGAGATTGGCTGGGACTGCGAACTCCGCTGCGCGTGCAAGGTCTGGCGTGAACTGCTTCGTCGCCGCGTCGAACGAACCAATGCCGTATTGACGGGCGAAGTATTCGAGGGCTTTGTCCTTGTCGAGACCGGCCGTCTCAAACGCATCGCCCAGCTTCATCAGTTCGTCGGAACGCCAGGAGCGCGTCTGCGCCCGCCGGCCCCAACGTCCGTTGCGGAACGTCCGCTTCCATGCGACCGGGTTCGGGACTCCGGCTCCAGAGAAGTCCTGCGCGAACTGCTTGAACGTCTCGTGGATCGCCTCCGCCGTCTTGTTCACCTTGAATTGCCCAAGCATGCTGTCCAGCTGGTCTTGGAGCGTCTGGCGGGTGAACAACTCCTGCGGCTTCTTGTGCTCATGCAGCCACTTGGCCAGGGCCTTGGAATGTCGCTCCAGGGACTTCGCTTCGCTCTGGGCGATGGCCGCTGCCTTGGCTGCCTTTTCGGCCGGCGTGACCTCGGGCATCTTGGCGATATCGGCCAGTTCGTCGGCGGCGCCGTACTGATTGTCGAGCCACTGCCCGTAATTGGATCGCACGGCCGCCGCCGTCGCTACAAGGTCGGGGGACTGCTTGGCAGCCGCCCCAGCCGGCGGTGCGGTGAACTTGCGGATCTGTGGGTCAGAGACCATCGTGTTCACGACGCGCGTGTACAGGTCCGCGATCTCGGGCGACCGGCCGATCTGGCTTGGGCCAACAGTTCCCATCACACGACCGCCTCGCAAGGCTTCCAGCTTCAGCGACTGGATCGCTGGTTGATCCAGAAAGCGTGGTGCATACGTTTCGATCCATCCGATCTTGCCGCCCATGTTCACAAGGTGATCGCGTGTCGCCGTGTTCAGGTCGGCAATCTTCTTCGCGAAGTTCAGCGTCTCGGCCTCCATCGGCAATCGCTGGCCGGTCGCACCAAGCGTCCCTGCTGCCAGGCCCATGCGTTGCTCGGCGGCCTCTCGAACCATCTGGATTCCTTCGGCGTACTCCGTCGGCCGCGGTTGCTGCTTGCCAAGGAATTCCTCGCTGAACCGGATTGCGTCGTCGGCCAGTGAGGCAATGTCCTCGTCGGCCAGCCCGGACGTACCAAATGCCTTCCGGTATCCATCAACGATCGTCTTGGCCTCGTCGGCGAGTTCAATGGCCTTGTAGCGGGCATCGCGTCGGGCGCCCGGCAGCAAGGCATGACGGACACTGGCGATCTTCTGGCGGAACTCTGGAAAGAATCCGCCGGCCGAAGCGTCAAAGGCGGCCCGCATCGCTCGCACCGGCGCCGTCCGCCCAAGGGCAGCGCCAGCCGTGTCGAGCGCGCCTGCCAGCGGCAAACCGATCGACTCCGGCAGCATGTTGCGGGAGCCAAGAACTTCACCCCGCAAGGCATCGACGGTCGTTCCCATCTTGGCAGCGGCAGTCTCAGCGGCCTGGAGCTTGAGGGCAGCGTCATCAGCCTCGCGCACGAAACCACCGGCACGAAGCTGGCTGATCTCCGCTTGCGTTGGAGTGAGGTCTCCAAGCGTCCTGGTCATCCGTCCAACTCCACGCCCCATTCCTGGCTCCAGGAACGTGTCCAGCGTGCGCAGAAGCCCGGATCGCTCTGCCACCTTGCCGGCCTGCGACAAGCGTGAGACGCCCGGCAGGCCCGTCCACGTCAGCGGGTCCGTGGCGATGGCCGCCGCCGTACCGCCCAGGAAGCTCCAGACCGGGTGCTGCTTGCGGAATTGCGGGGACAGCACGCCGAACCGTTGGAGCATGTCCTCGGGGCTTGTCCGGTTTTGGCCGCTGGTCCAGTTCCACGGCGCCCACTGGTCGAACGGGTTCTCGCCGGACAGGATGTCCCGGATGCTAGATCCAGGCAGGTCGAGCACGTTGCCGGCCTTGGCGAGCCCGGACAGGCCCACGTCCACGGCGGAGCGGAGCAGGGACTGCTCGTCCTCGGGGGAGAGTTCTGGGGAGTCCGGCTGCTGGATTCCGTACTGTGGTTGACGCTGTGCGTACAGATCGTCAAAGCGGAACGCGATCGGTGCCGCGCGAAACGGCGAGTTGAAGGTTGCCATGCGATGCTCCTGGTGTTACCCGCCGATGGACATCGAACCGATCGTGCTTGGATCGTACTGAACTCCCTGCGCTCCTGGAGATGTGATCGTCGCTCGCGGGTTTCCCGTGATCTGCTGCAGAATCTTGTTCTTCTCTTCGGTGCTCAGATGCGCAAACGATGGCGTGTTCAGCATCTGCACCAGCTGCTGACCAACTTGCGCAGGGTTCTGCGAGTAGTTGGCGGCGATCGCCTGGAGTTGCGGCATCGCCATTGGGTCAACCATGACGCCCGATGCCGATCCCGATCCGAACGGAACCGTCCCTTCCGGTGCTGACTGCGGTCCTGCTGTCGCTGCTGGCGCCGGAGTGGTAGCTGCCGGCAATGCGGGGCCGGCACCGAACGCCGTGGTCAGCGACCGATCATATTCGTCCATGATCTGCTTTGCCCGGTTCTTCTCGGTGATCGTAGCCGCTGGGTTGTTCAGGATCGCCTGCGCTTCGGCGAGACGCGGCGTCCACCGCATCTGCAGCTGCTCACGAAGCTCACGGTCGGATTCGATCTGGCTTCGCCTTCCGAACTCATCCGCCGCCCGCCGCTGCCGGTTATCCTCGGACAGCCACTGCATGTTGCCCTGCATCATGGCCATCGCTCGCTCGGGGTCCATGCCTTGCCGGGCGAACGCTCGGATCAGCGCGCCTCGGTCCCCGAAGTATTGCCGGTCCCTGGCGAACTGCATCCGCTCCTCACGGGACTCGCCTCGGGCCTTGCCGCGGGCTTCGACGGCGGCTTGGCGGGCGGCCAGGGCGTCGCGGCGTTTCTGCATCTTGTCGAGGTCCGGGGCTTCGCCAGTCGTCATCTTGCGGTTCTTCCACGCCTCGGCAAACTGGCTCGGAGTGACTTCGGTCTGGCCTTGCATCGGCCGGGAGACCAACTCCGGCTGCTGGCGCTCCGGCATCCCGCCCATCAGCATCGCCGGCAGCGCGCCACCTCCCGTCATCAGCGGCGAACCGAAGCCGCCGCCGGTGGTCATGCCGGTGGACTGGATTCCGGCACCGATCCGCCGCGAGCCGAGCGACTGGTTGCTGGCCCGGCGACCGACTCCGGGGACCGTGACGTTCGACTGGCCGGCGTAGTAGGACTCACCGAAGCCTGGCTCACCGGGTCCGGCCGCCGGCACGCTGATGTCAGGACGCGACGGGTTCTGGCCGCGGGCCGATTGAATCAGCCGCGAGATGGCGTCGAGTTCGGCCGGGCGAGCGAACTGGCCGGCGTCGGTCCCCGAGAAGTCGCCGCTGCGGAAGGCGTTGACCAATGCACCGCGTGAGTCAAGGTCTTCCTGTGTGGTCTGTAAACCGCCGCCACCGTTACGACTGAGCCTGCCTTGTGCGGCTGCGGCCCGCGCCGGTGTTCCGCCGGGGGCGAAGTTCACCGGGCCGTGAAAGGCTCGTTGGATCTCGGCTGGCGTCGCCGGGTTCTCGACGGTCGGTGAACGCATCGGAGGCACCACAGGCTGTCGCAGCGGCAGTGGTGCCCCAGACGCGTCGGCAGGACGGTTGATGCCGCGGACCTTCCCGGCGTACCCGTACTCCGCCAAGCGATCGCGCCCGATTCCAAGCGGAGCGAGTCGTCGATCCGCCGGCAGCGGTGGCGTGTTTGTCGCCATGTCTCGGAACGGAACATTGCGTCCGAAAAACGAGAACGTGTTTGCGGCTTGCTGCTGCCAGGGCGGGGCGGGAACTGGAGGTGCAATCGGAGCAATAGCCGGTGCGGTCATTGGCGCATCAAACCCGACGATTACTGGAGCATCACGCTTTGGCATGTAATCTGGTTTACCGATCGTTCTGCTTGATGGAAGCAGTGGCTCAGGCGATCCCATCGACCACTGGTTCCAATCTCCAGGAACAACGTCAATGTCCGGGTCTCTTGGTTCCAAGTTAAGACGTTGCTTTGGAGCCATCGCCTGCCCAAACGGACTTTTCTTCTTCGCCATGATCTAACTCCTTCGCCTAAATTGTACGCATTACTCCAGAATCCTGGAAACTGCAGTTCGTAAAGCAGCCCGTTCGTGTTGCAGCAACTCCGCCGCAAGATCGTCCGGCAGATCGTACCACACGTTGGCGATCTCGTCCCGCTTCCGCCCGGCTTCGGACCCGATCACCCAAATCTTCAACGCCGTCGCATAATGGCCCATGACATCCGCGATCGCTTTCGTGTTCGCTGTCGATCCGTACAGCACAAGCAGCTTGCACGTGGTGGCGTCAACCAGGAGCAGCAGGTCCGGCGCCCGGCCAGCCATGACAGTGCATTCCATCTGCCCGTTCGGGATCGGAACCTGGTCCGGCCGCACGGTCTGGATCGGCAGGACGTGCAGCACGTCGCAGTGGCCCGTGTCCGGATCGAATGTCCCGCGGACGCCAAGTCGCTTCAACTGCGCGATGTGGGCCGGCGGTTCGACACGCTTCGGGCACGTCCGGCAGACGACCACGTCACAGGAGCGAGGCTCCTCCCCGGCCAGCAACGGCATCGGCAGGAACGTCGGAAACCGCGAGTCGGCCGGAGATAGCTTCCGTCCGTCCGCCAGGATGATCTGGCCATCGCCCGGCTGGTTCGGGAGTCGCGGAGTGCAATAGCCGGACGCGATCGTCGAACACTCGTACACCTCGGGCTGGTTCGAGCAGTTGCAGCGGATCTTGCCAACGGCTCCCCAGGAACGGTGCGTGCATTGAACGTCGGGTTCCGGAGTGGACTTCGGCAGTGATGGCTGGTCGATCAGGGTTCCGTTGGCTCGGGCCTGGTTGCGTTCACGGGCGGTGAGTGGTCGTTGTTCTGTCATGGGTCAATCACAAACGTAATTGGTGCAGGGTAGGTGTCACAACAGGTGCATCCGCTGTCATCGGTGATCTGATTCTCGAATTCAAGATGCAATGGCGGATAGGTTTGAACCGTGGCGTCAGTTGTGTTTGAAGTGATCGTACATGGCGTCGAACCTGAAACCTGAGTGACGGTCAGTTGATACCGTCCTGTTTCTCCATCGCACGTCAATTCCAACACGACTGACAGGCATTCGGCAAGCCAGATCGCATCCTCTCCTGACCACCAGTTGTCGCCAAGGCCCAGCGAGCGATCAATCAACGTGATTTCCTGTTGGTCGAAGTCGCAGCCGGGGGCGTTGACAACGCAGGTCAAGTCCCCAGTGATTTCCTGGCACCCCGTCGGCGGAGGAGGTTCCTCGCAGCAGCACGCCGGCGCGGCCGGGCCGAGCGTCAGCTTTCCGTTTGTGAGCAGCAGCTTGCCTTTCCATGTCACCAGCGACATCGTCACGCCCCCGAAGGTGTTGCGGAAGCGGACGACGCCTCGCACGGAGCGCACTCGCACTCTGCAGGCGACTGGGCCGCCCCAACTTCCTTGCATAGACCCCAGATCGCGCCCTTGTCCCAGTCGAACGCCGGGCACGGGTCGCAGCTGAACGCGACTTCGGTGGCCATTTCAATCCGCTCAAAGTTGACAAAATCATTGTCCGCTGACTCAGCACACCCGATGAAGCACACTCGCGACTTGAACGCTTGAAGTCCGCACTGCTCAAATACGTTGTCATCATCCTCATCACGAGAATATGGGCCAAACCCTGTCAGCATGTAGCCCTCGACAGTCGGAAGTGGCTTGTTGCCCTTGGGTGAACTGCCATCCGAGCACATGACGCACGCCTTGCCGTACTGGATCGACGGAGAACACCCGGACGAGCACGACAGGTCAACCTCTTTGACGAAGTCCACCATCTCCCCGGCGATCGCCTGCTCGCGGTTGGTCTGGCCGCATTGCTCGCACTGTTGCACGACCACGTCCGACATGGTCTTTTCTTTGTCGATGCCGCAATCGCCTTCCGAGCAACCCATATCAAGCATCACCTTTCCGATGCGGTGGTACGTCGGCTGCAGCAAGTCCCAGCCGCACGATTCGTCGTTCCACACTGCGTACACGGGCAGGCCGGCGCAGTTATAGATGCCCATCGGATTCTTGGCGATTTTGGGTTGCTCCCTCGGCAGCCAATCGGTCACGTCGATGTACTCGATCGACTCGATCTCCATCTCGGCGCCGCACACTTGGCCTCCGATGATCTTGGCGATCAAAGCGCGCGGCCCGGGGTCGATCCAGCCATAGCACTCGGGCGGCGTCCCGGTCCCGCACTCGCCAGGCTGGATGTGCAGCGTTACGTCTTCGTTGGCATCGCAACCGACCTTTCTTTTGGCGCCATTGCAGACGCGAATCTCGCAGTCGGTCTCCTCCATGTAGCACGGGTTGGCAGCGGACGGCTTGAGGATCGTGGCATTGCCGCAGGCATCCGGAGGAATCGGTTCTTTGATCCGGACGCGACGGGTCAGCCCGTAGGGAAACGACGGCCGGTAGCACGCCTGGCCATAATTGCTTCCGCTGGTCTCGCAGCTGTTCGTCCGCTCGACCTTGAAGCACTCCCCGGGCACGGCCAGCAGCCACTTGTTGCAGTCGCACACCTTGATCCGGTCGGCGTTCGGGTCGTCCTCCCAGCATCGCTGGGCGCCGTTCCATCGCTGCGGGATGGCGATGCCGTCCATGTCTCCGGGCAGGATGCACTCGTATGCCTTGACCATCAGTTCGGTGTTGCAGTCCTCCCACCGCTTCACACGCATCGTCACGGTGCCGGAGTCGTAGTCCCCGATGATCAAATATCCACAGTAGCCTTCCTCCAAAAAGAATGATCCGCTTTTGACGCCCACAACGGTCCCTGTCTGGTAGCTGGCGTTCGCCACCAGTGCCAGCATCGGGTCGTCCATCGTACCAACGCGGCCGTACTGGTACATAGGAATCTCGCACGGCCCGTTTATCACCGTGGCGCATGGGTTGTCTCTAGTGGCTCGGCGCACGTACAGCACCGTCCGACCGTCGCCGGGCGTGTAATTACTGCCTTGCTCGGGACGCTCGGAACCCGGGGACACAATCTCCAGCGCTGCAAACGGAGGAATCGTCTCAGCGCTGGCATTGTAGAGTTCGATCCAGCGTTGCTGGCGATGCGGGCTTCTCGTGTCTTGCGGCAACGTCATGTCCGGGCCTCAAAATGTTGACTGACTCGTGTTTGTGGAACCTGCCCGCGGCCGAGACGGTATACGACTTGGGCCAGCTTCCCGTTCAATTCCACCCGCTGGAGTCCGGCCAAGCTCAAGTGCCGACGCTCACGGATGGCATCGAAGTGGTCCTTCCATGCGTCAAGGTACACTTCCGCCTCCTCGTGCAAAGCGTCGCGGTTGTCCTGCTCGGCGGACAGCTGGCAGTTGTAGTACCCCAGCGTTCGCGCTCGCCACAAGTACGGGATCTCCAAGACCCACTCGCCCGTGCCGTAGTCGCGCTCGATCTCGATGGTTTCGTGAATCCACTCGCGTCGTTCGTAGTGGCGAACGTGGAATCCGGTGTGGAGTTTCAGGTCGGCCGGATGGATACATGCACCCATCTGGAAAATCGGGTACTCGAAGCGGATCAGCCGGTTATGCCGGTCGATCGTGAAGTCGCAGCCGACGTTGGGGCAGTCGTTGACGTTGTACGGGTGGTCGCCCCACGGGTAGTATGTCCCGGTGACGTAGGCCGGCGGCGGCTCGACGGATCCAAACGTGACGCGGTGCGTGTCCAGGTCCAAGTCATCAAGGTCGGCCAAGTACACCGACTCGCTGAACGGGATGTTCTGCGGAGCCACGACCTGATAGCAGCGGAACACGGACTCGAAGGCCCGCATGCGATTGAACTGGGACACGCCCGAGAACAGTGTCGGCCATTCGTGCTCCCAGCCCGTGGACGGCTTGTAGGACAGCTGGTTGATCGGCTTGTACTTGCCATCGGTGTCGATCCCAACGGCTTGCAACTGCAGGGCCGCACCGAACCATGTCTTGTTGCACTTCACCTTGAGCTTCTTGGGTCCGCCTTCGACCGTGGCAAGGAAGTCGGGAATGATCGCCGGCCACGCAGTGGACATCCCGTCGCCCTGGTCGGTTGTGCGGATACTGTAGTGGTCGTGAATATCGCGACAAACGTGACCAGGGAGGAACTTCAGCAACTCGTTGATCGCCTGGTCGCTTGGGGTGTTGCTCCAGTCAATATCCGGGTAGGTCTGCGGCAGGCTAGACGACAGGCCGGACTCCTCGACGGACGCCATCGCCAAGGCAGCGATGTACTCCGCGTTCAGTTTCGTGCTTCCGTCGATCGAGTTGTCGCGAAATCGCCGGTTGTACCGCCCGGAGATTTGGTAGCCGGGCCACGTCGCCCTGCGGTCTTGCAGAGTGACAACCCACTCCCGCTTGCCGTCGCGGTGCTCGGTGCGCAGCGTGGAGAGGTCCGGGACGCACTCACGAAACGTGACCTGGCCGTCGTCGCTCGCAAACACCAGATCGCCAGGATCGACGATGAGGTTGCTGTCGTGCGGGATCCGGATGCGAAACGTGCCGGCCGACGTTCCCCGCCGCAGCCGCGCGTCGAGGCTGATCACCGGGATGTTCTGGAATGTGCAAGTCACGGCAAATGGCATTGAATTACCTCCCGTGACGATATAAAATGCGAAACGCCACGGCAGTTGTCGCTGCCGGGCGTCTCTCGCAATCTGACAAGGAAGGTGTCGTCATGCGTAAAATCATTCTGACCGCCGGGAAGTCGTTTGGCAAGTGGACCGTTTTGGAAGATGCAACCAGCAGCAGTCCATCGCAATCCGGCCAGTACCGATGTGAATGCGAATGTGGAACTATCCGAATTGTTTCCTCCTATTCGCTCCGCAAGGGATTGTCGCTTTCGTGTGGATGCGACATGATCGGAAACACGCAGCACGGACTTTGTTACCACCCACTGTTTCGAGTTTGGGGAGGAATGAAAGATCGGTGCTACTACGAAGGGTGCTGTAGTTTCAAGTATTACGGTGCCAGAGGCATTACCGTGTGCGACGAATGGAAGAACGATTTCAAGGCGTTCTACGACTGGGCGATTGGAAACGGATACATCAAGGGATTGACAATTGAACGCAAAAATCGACATGGAAATTACGAGCCGTCCAATTGCTGCTGGGCAACCATGAAAGTTCAGAATAGAAATTGCAGTCGAAACCATCTCGTTACCTACCAGGGAAGGACGATGCCGCTTGTAAGCTGGTGTGACGAGCTGCATCTAAGCTATTCTGTCGTCAATCAGCGACTTACTAAACTTAACTGGACTCCAAAGGAAGCGTTTCAAACCCCAGTCCGAAAGATGCGAATCGCAAAACGTACTGACGTTACCTAGGAACCGAGTGGCGTTCCCCACGGAAGAATTGGCGTTTGCGTTCCACGAGGAATGTAATAGCTGTTTACATAAAGTGGCTGGTTGTACTGAGGAACGATTATTTGAGCGCCTGCCGATGGAATTTCAAACTCGAAGTGCCACTCTAGGGCGTGATAAAGCCAACTGTAACCGTAATGGAGCGGGCTTACGGGACGGATGACTCGCTTGTCTCGGTGCTCGTAGGTTGGGTCTAGGATCATTGGCGTCGGGACTGCTCCGTCAACGTACCATCCATGAAACCCGACAGAGTGACCTTCCTGAATGATCGTCACATTTGAGTCGTCCCAGATCGTGTACCGTCGCGGTACACCGTTAATGACCCGTTGTGATCTCCATGCTTGCGATCCTCCGATGTTGGATATGCTTTCCTGATACTCGATGATCTCGTTCTCGCACGCTTCGTATAGCTGCTCCAGCGTGATCACGTAATCCCGCTGGATCACCATCTGTTCCATCTGGTTCGTCGGGAGTTCTACGGCGCAGACTCGCGGGCCGCGGATGCTGTTCTCGTTGTTCGGGTCAAGGACGTGGCGGGTGGCTTGCCCGTTCTCGTCGAGGATCACGAACAGCCGTTCATTGACGCTGTACGCCTCGTTCATGGCGTCGATTTTGTTCTTGAGCGTGCCCCAGTCGCATGCCTGCAGCTGGATGTACAGGGTGCAGCGCTTGAGCACCGTGTCGCGCCAGCCGCGCCGGGTGTGGTTGGGAAGCTCCTCCCACTTCATGTCCACGACTTCGCCGGGCTCATGGGTGTAGTCGCCGTAGACGTATCGGATCAGCTGTGGCATGGGTTACTCCTGGGCCTCGTATGGGCCACGGAACGCTCTTGACAATGCGCCGCCTCCTGCGAGTCCAACGGGGAGCACGGACTTCATCCAGTACCGCTTGGTCGAGTCAGCTGACCGGCGTGCTTTGGCAAGGCGTGCAGTCCACTCCGCTTCATCTCCGGCCGCTGGGGCGAGTTGCCGCAGGATCGCTTCGGCTTGCGGCGTGGTAGCGTCCTGGATGCCGGCTTCGCGCAAGGCGTTCACGGCAGTCCGCTTTTGGTCCGCGTTCCAGATGCCAAGTTGTTCGAGGAAGTCGCCTTCGTGCTGCTGGATTGGAGACGGCATCGCAGAGGCAGCCGTTTCTGCTGCGGCTACTGGAGTCTCCTTGCCCGCCGTCGAGAGCAGTCCCTTCAACCTCGCCACTTCCTCGGGCGTCTTGGCATCGGCAATCCGCTGCATGATCTTCGCGTCCTCGACAGCGTTGAACTCGGCGACTTGGCGTTTCCAGCCGGTCAGTTTCTTCGCGCCTTTGCCGGCAGCCATAGCCAGCGGGGCGAGCATCAACCCGGTACCGAGGACGTTCTTCAGCGTCGATCCTTCCTCGTTGTCACCAAGCAGGTATGCCCCAGCCACCGGGGACGCGATCGACATGGCGACAGCGGGCCGCGCTGCGCCGGCCATTGCCTGTCGCATCGGTGACGCTACCGCCTGCCCAGCCTTGGCCGCCGCTGATCCACCGCGAAACGCTTTGCTCAGCGCGCCCACGCCGAGCCATGACATTGGGTCGGTTGCGAGTTCAGTAAGCACGCCTCCTGCGAGTCCAATGCCACCAGGGCGAACTTCGTTTCCGACTTCCTGCGCTCCTACAAGCCTGCGAAGCGTGTTGCCAATTCGGCGATTAACCTCGTAACCGTACAATCGGTTTTTGTCTGACCACGGGGCCATCAGCTGATCGAACGGGTTTTCGCCACCGAGCGTGTCGCGCACCATCGAGCCCGGCACGTCCAGCGTGTTCCCGATGCCGCTCAAAATGTCAAGCAGGATACTCATGTCCGTTACTCCTGACAGAACGCCTCGCGCCAGCACTCCAATTCCTCGATCCGCCGGGTCGCGTCTTGAACGAGGCCAGCGATCACTTCCATCTGCCGGGCGACTGCGGCGTCGAACGTCGCCTGGATCTGCCCGAAGGTCTGCTGCTGGGGCTGCTGGTTGACCGGCCCCCGCGTCAACCGCTCCGGGCTGTCCTTCCAGTCCGGTGGCTGCGGTATCTGGGTATTCGTATCCGGTTTCGGTGTATAGGGCGGCGGGAGCGGAGGAGTTGGTGGTCGCGGCAGGTCGGGCTGCGGAGACGGTGCTTGCGGCTCCTGTGGCTTCGTCTGACGCACGTTCTGCGGTCCAAGCTGTTCCTGGGCCATCCTTGCTCTGCGCTCGTTAGCGAACGCCGTAGCGGCCAGCAACGGGTCTTGCATCGGAGGCAGATCAATGTCCACGCCGGCCTGATTCAGGATAGTTTGATCCTGTTCTGACTGCTGACGGGCTTGCCGTCGTTTCTGGATCTGGACGATTTCCTGCCGACGGGCGGCCGGGCTCTGCCCTTCTGTCGGTTTGCCCCAAGCGTAAGGATCGAAGTCCGGCAAGGACTGCTCGCCTTGGACCGCCTGGCGAGCCGCAGAGGCCATCTGGGACGCTTCGGTCGCTTCCTGGCGGGCAATCTCCGGCCCGGCCGGCGTGATGGCGCCAGCCATGCGCAGATCGCCGTAGCGGGCCTGTTCGTTGGCCGGAGACCCCTGGACCTGTTGCAGCTGCTGCTGCAGCGTCTGGAGTTGTACCTCCAGAATCTGCATTCGCTGCAGCAGTTCGGACATGCTTTGCTGGGCCATGCGTTAAACTCCGGTGGCCGACGGTGTGGAGCTTACGGTCGAAGACGGTGTCGAACTTATGGTCGCGGAAGGGCTTGGCGTGGAGGACGGCGAGGTACTGGGAGTGGACGAAGCCGTTCCGCTGGGCGTCGAGCTTTCCGTGTGCGAAGCCGTTGCCGACGGAGTGCCGGAAGCGGTTGCACTCGGGGTGGCGCTGGGCGTCGAACTGGGCGTCGAACTGGGCGTGGCGCTCGCACTCTGGGTGGAACTGGGTGACGTGCTTGGCGTGCTCGACTCCGTTCCGCTCGGCGTCGCGCTGGGCGTGTTGGACACCGTTGCCGACGGGGTTGCCGAGGGCGTTCGCGACGGCGTCGAACTCGGGCTCAAGCTGGGCGTCGAACTCGGGGTCGCGGAAGGCGTCCCGGACGGGCTCGGGCTTGCCGTGGCCGAGGGCGTGCTGGAAACGGTTGCCGAGGGCGTGCGGCTGGGCGTCGCCGAGGGCGTCGCCGACGTGGTGTGACTGGGCGTCGAACTCGGGGTGTGCGACGGACTGGGGCTCGGCGTGTTGCCGGCGGCCAGGACGTTGGTGACGACGATCTCGGGCGTGTCGCTGGCTTCGTCGCCAAATGCCTCGCCCTCGTTCTCGAAGGTCAAGTCGAACTCATCCGCCGCGTAAGGGCTGCTTTCCGGGATCTTCAAGTTGGTCAAGCTGATCTCGGTGTAGATCGCGTCGCCGCCCACTTCGGACAGGTCGAACTTGATCACGCACTGAGCGCCGGCCGTGGTGGGTTCGTACAGGTCGTCGTTGTTCGCATCGAACGGAAGCTGCAGACCCAGGCGGATCAGCTTGCCGGAGTAGGGCATGCTGCTCATGGTGAACGAGTTGGCCCACCGCGGCTTGATCTTGTTGGTGACTTCCAGCCGAAACCCGTAGACCTCCCGATCGGTCCCCTCGATGGTGAACTGCCCGTCGCAGTCCTGGAAGCAGTACGGCGTGTAGGCCAGCGAGTAGGGTAGCGGCGGCTCCGGGTCTGGCCACGACGATGCCAAGGTGTCCCAGGCGTCATCCTTGAACACCCAGTCCATTGCCAGTGTCAGCAGGTCGGGCGTGCCTCGCTCACGAAAGGAGATGCCGCTTCCCTGCAGCACCCAATGCGCACAGATGCCGTCTTTGAACTCATGCAGGTAGCCGTCCCGATTGAACAGCCAGCCCGCCGTGTTCAGGCAGGTGCCTGGCTTGAACACTCCGGCCCCAATGTCGGAACCGACAAGGTATTTGAGCAGCGTGGAGAAGTAGCCCGCGCTCGGGTTCATGATGATCCGCCCGAATACCGTGTAGCCTCCCTTGCGGGAACGCGATTTCAGCCGGTACATCTTGCCGGTGATGCCCTGGCCGCCGATCAATCGGCCGTGCCGCTGGAAGTTTTCGCCCGGGCTCCCATCCATCAGGAACTCGTAGCGCTCGCTGGCCGCGTCGAAGACGTAAGGCGACGCCCCAGGCTCACAGATCACTTTGGTCAGAACGCCCACAGCCGGGCCGCCGCATGCAGTTGTCATGTCTCAGTCCTCGGCGCGGCGACAAGGTTTGGGCCGGCGATGGTGGAATGGTAACGGAATCGGGATCAGACTTCCAGAGTAACGCTCGTTACGGAGTCTCCGCCGATCCCAAGCGATTTGAAGTTCGCGCAGTTGATTGAACCGTCCAGGGTGTAATTGCCGTTGGCGGCGATGTAGTGACCCAACGTTGAGGTCGGGTTTTGCCCGGACCAGGTGATGCGCACCGGGTTAGCCCCGGCGGTGATCACCAGTCGCTTGACGTTGATCACATTCTGCGCGTCGAACGCGAAGCCGGAGAGGGCGACGACCGCCCCCGTGCCGACAGTCGCGGTTTTCGTCTCCTTGGCAGTGTAGACGTTTTGAACAAACAGGGCCATGATGGGCACTCCTTCAGTTGCTGGGTGGTCCGTCGAGATTCTTGGGTTCGTCTACCGGGTCATGCTCGGTATGCCAGTCCGGGATCGGGCGAAAGTGTTCGACCAGCCAATCCAGCGTGCGGACAGCCTTGGGCCAGTGGTTCCCGCGCCACAGATCCTTGCTGTACTGCCGCGCCCGGTCGATCTGTTGTTGCGTGATCGGATAGGGCCACGTCGAGCGGCCCGGCGCCGCGAAGTTGCCGGTGCGGAACATGTGGGCGAACCAGCAGCGAGTGTTCGTCACCAGCCGCCCGCCGGAAAGCCACGCTTTGCAGGCCCATTCCGTTCCGAACTGGCCCCACGAACCGTGCCCCTCGTCCATGCCGCCCAGTTCCCAAAAGTGGTCGCGATCCAGGAACATGCAGGCCCCGATGAACGACATGGTTTCGATCATCTCGCCCGACTTGGCGACCCGCTCCTGGCCCGACTTGCCGCGCCAATACTGGAAGTGCAGTTCCTTGTCAAACCGCCACAGCACGGTCTTGTTCTTCCGCTTCGGCTTCCAGACGATCTGGATTTCCAGTTCCGTGTTGCCGCACATCTCGCACTTGTTCGGCCGGGCGCCCTGGTACGTCCGATGCTTGCACTTCTGGCACTCCCAATCAAAGGCGTGCAGGTTGTACATCATGGGGATCTGCACCATGCCTGGTTCATGATCCTGAATCAGCTGCACGTCGAAGCCGGGCGAGACGGCACAGTGAGCGTCGAGCTTCATGACAAACTTGGACCGGGACAGCTTGGCCCCGTCGTTGGTCGCCACTCGCTGGCCCACGGCTTCCGTGTGGTGAATGACCTTCAGGCGGCGATGGTCGTTCAGCGGAGGATCCGGCCAGCTGCCATCACAGATCGCTATAATTTCTGTCGATGGTCCTGAATTGGCGAGAACATTTTCAACAGTTTTCGCAAAGAACTGCTCGTTCCTTCCAGGGATCAGCACCGACAAGTCAAACGACGGCATCGAGATACCTCCTTCTTGCTTCCCGCATCTTTGCTCGCGTCTCCTCGGAAAACACGCGACCCTTCTGCGACTCACTTAACTTGCGGCACGTTTCCGCAGAACGCTGGTGCGTCGCATAATACGCTTTCAACGCGGCACTTCGCCTCGCGTTACTTTCTTCGCTTTGCTCTCGTCCTGTCATAAACTCAGAATGCCGGATAGCAGCGGCTTTCTGCTTTTCTGTCGGCGGCCTTCCCTTTTTTGTCGCTACGCATTTTGCGATAACTTCAGGCGGACGCGGTATTCCGCGTAGTTTTTCAGCTTGCCTTCGATAGCCATCTTGTTCTGCTGGCGACGTTCGTTTACGACTTTTTTGTGCTGCCGACAACTTGGCTCGATGCTCCAGCGAAAGAGGCTTTCCCTTGAACCGAGAACTTATTTTCGCTTTAGTTTCCTCGGATGGCCTTCCGCCCTTGCCGCCTTCGATCAAGTTGTATCCGTTTGGAGACATCGAATTGAGGCGGATAATTGTCTGCTTTTCAGCTTCGTCGATCTCGGCCTGTGTTGCGTCTGGAGAAAGCCGTGTTTGCACAATCGTGAAAACGGACTCCCCGTACTTCCGAATCGCGGCGGCGATTGCCGCACACTCCCATTTCTGCATCATCGCGCGCCGAACATGCTTTCTCCACCGCTCCTTGATTCCACGTCGAGTCTGTCCGACATACTGCTTGCCGTTGACGGTGTTCGTCACGATGTAGATGATCGGGCAATGCTCGTGTTTCATACCTTACTCCTGAACACGACTATAGCAAGCGGGAACGGCAGTCCATGCTTCCCGCCGTTGAACTTCGGTCGTCCTCGGACGAACCGGACTTCTCCTCTCATTACTTCGTCATGCCACCACGCCGTATTGGTCCGCGCCGGGATCAGCATCACGGTTGTCGCGGCCCCTGATTCCGCAGCCAACCTTGCCTTGCGAACCCACTGAACCATCTCGCGGCCATAAGGCGGGTTGCACCAGCACACCCCTGTCCATTCCTGTTTCAGTCCGTCCGTTTCCCGGGTGAAATGATGCTGACACTTCGCGTTGCCGTCCGTCGAAGCAACATCGCACGTAAAGCCGAACTCCGCGTTCAGGCCGTCGAACAAGTCTTGTGGCGTCTCGTACTCCACGGACTTTGCGGCGAATCGTTCTTCGGTGAAATCAGCCACTCGCTGCTCCTGCTAACTTCAGGTGCGCCGGGTTGAAGTCGTTCTTCCGGCTCAGGTCGTGAAAGAGGTTGTTGGGGTTGAAATCCACGTCCCCACAAAATTGCCCGTTGGGGAACATGTAGATCGTCGGCCGGTCGTCGCGGTCGGACTCCTTCGCAAGCCCCGCGTCGCAGAACTCGATCCACTTCCGCTTGAACCAGCGGTCCTCGCCCTGCGGGTATGGCTTGTCGATCAAGTCCTCGCGGAACCCGCCCATCTCCCAGAACAACTGGCGGCGGATGCTGAAGTTGTTCGGGTGCGGCGGCATCTTGGCGCCCTTGTTCTGGATTCGCTCCCACGGCAGCCCGTAGGCGTTCAGCGTCGCAAAGTCCTGGGTGAAGTTGCCGTCCTTGTCGAGCACCCCGAACTCCCGCTTGAACCGGAGCTTGTCACCGGTAAACGCTCGGGCCGCGTCGATCGCCGCTCGCGGGAGGATGTAGTCCATGTCCGTCATCAGCAGGTACTCACCGCGGGCCAAACGTGCCCCGGCGTTGCGAGCCAGCGCCCACGTCCAGGGACGAAAGTCGTTCGTCGGGATGATTCGCACGGAACCCTGCCAGGGCCACGAGACTTGGCCCAGCAGCGGCGGATCGCTGCCGTCGTCCATGATGATGATTTCCACGTCCGGCGTCGGCATTCCAATCCGGCGCCAGTGCAGCAGCTGCCGCCGCACGATCTCGTGGCTGTTCAGACAGGGGATGACGATTGAAACCTTGATTGCAGTCATGCTGTCTCCGACAGTGTTGCGCGGTACTTCTTGGATGCGTTCCATTCCTCAACAGAAAATGGCCGTCCATGCAGATGGTAGTGCATGTGTTCCAGCCAATGCCTTGGAACAATCGTTGACACATCAGCCAACGCAGCCCTGCATTCCTCTTCGCTAAGGTCTGATTCTGCAATGAACTTCATCCACTCTTGCAACGCGTGCAGTCGCTCTGTATCGCGAAAACGTGTCATGGTTTCACCCAAAACGCCGTGGGCTCCATTTCCCGCGTGACGTACCAGGGCCGGATGTCGTGGCCGGCAACGTAGGCATCCACCGCGAACCGCACGTCCGAACCGCAGAACGGATGGTAGTCGTGAACCGCCACGATGCCGCCCGTCTTTACCTTCTTCGACCAGTAGATGATGTCCTCCATCGCGAAGTCAAAGTCGTGGTTCCCGTCGATGAACACAAAGTCCAAATGCTCGTCCGGCCAGTTGACGACCTCGGCCATGCTGGGCTTGCGATGTAGCTCGCACCGCCCGGCTTGGATGTAGGGAGCCAGCAGCTTGTTTGCCCGCTCGAAGGAATCGTCCTGCCACTCCTTGGTGCGATTGTTGTAGGCCATCCACGGGTCCACGCAGATCAGTCGGCACTTCGGGTTCTGGTCGAGCAGCACCTTGGCGAAGTCCCCGAACCGCGTCCCGATTTCCACGCCGCTGTTCAGCCCGAACTCACCCAGCATTTTCGCCAGGTCAACCCGCGTACCTCTGCGGGGATACCACGGAAGATTCCGTTTGCGAAGATGACTCCAGACCCGCTGAATTCCCACATCGGTTATGTGCATAACGCCTCACAATGTCTCGGGCCGCACCCCAGTACGGGATCTCGACCGCCTTGATTTCCCCATGCTTTTTGTAAAAGTGCCGACCATCACCCAGCATGTTCGGGTAATCGCCGGTATCCGTTCCCGTCAAGTGATTCAGCTGCACGATCGGGTTCTTGCACCACCATTCGACGGAGTTCCGTTCCGTCAGCCCGAGCTTTCGCTCCAGCTTTTGCCGCCCTACCTCGCCGCAGTCAGCGTTTGGGATTCCACGCGGATGCTTCTCGCGACGCTCCTCCAGGGCCTCAATCAGCAAGTCCCTCGGAGCGATCAAGCTGCAGTTACTGATCCGTTGCCGGAGACAAAAAATCGGGTCGTTCTCCCAAGCGAACAGCGACCATCGGGAGCGGTCGTAGGACACGGCATCGGCGGGCGGCCGAAAGTCGTGGAAGTGCTCGGGCGTGTACAGCACGTCATCCTCGGCCATCGCAACGAACTCCGTCTGTGCAATCTTGGCGGCCCGGAGCATTTGCATGTAGATGTTCCAATAGGACTTCTGTCCGTCATCGTGAAGGTTGTGCCCGAGCGCGAGTGGTTTCCTGGTCACGGAAATGACTGGCGAGTCCCCAATGGACTCCAGTAGTCGCCCAAGTTGAAACTGCATCCAGTGCTCTGGTAGTTCGCTCGCACTGATGTACAGGACTGTCAGGTCGCTCGGCATCACGGCTCTCCCAAAATCGACGGCAGGTAGAACGTGTCGTCCGTACCCACAGTGAAAGCGACCGGCGTACCATCTCTGCCGCGCTTGGCCTCATAGGTCTGCGATTTCCAAAACGGCGACTCGATTACGCCCAAGGCGTTGCTAACCAGTTCTCTCCACTCCTTGGAGTCTCCATGTCCGGTTCCGCTGCGTCGCGATGTCTGCCGGACGTAGATGCTTTGGTACGCGCCGGTGGTGGTGTCCTTGGCGTGCATGTCCAGTCGCCCGGTAGCTGTCCCGGCATTCGTCGGCGCCGTGATTGCGACCGCCGTCATCGAAAACGTCTTGGTCCAGGTCGTGCCAGTGCTGCTAACAGCGTGCGTCGTGTTCGCAAAGACGTAACCATCGAGCGTGATCGCCACCGTGTACGTTGCCGCGTCGAGTGACATGCTGACCGTTCCGGCGACTCCGGTTGTCCCGGTCCCTTGCAAGACACCGTTCAGCCAGAACGAAACCGTTGCACCCTGTAAGGCTGTCGCGCCATCATTGACCGTCCAAGTGCAGGCGTAGGCACCCGTCCCGCTTCCTACGCCAGTAACCGCCGTCAACCCCGCCCCAGCCGTCCCGATGTTGTCCCTGTTGGCCTCCAGGCTATCGGTCGTGTTGTTGTAACTCGACCAATCCGCGGTTGCGCCCTTGCTTGCCAACTTTGCGACGATCGAATTGTCAACCACATCATCGCTGTCGGCCACTGCAACAAGGTGATCCAACTTGATGTCACTGAGCGCTGTATCCACCTCCGCATTGATCCCCGTCAGCGACATGCGCCCGTCCTGGTAGATCGTCTGCCCGCTTCCGCTGTTGGTGAGACGGATGTTGCCGTTCAAGTACACCGTTCCGCCAGTGCATGATGCTGCCAGCGTCAAGTCGAGGTCGCCGCAAACGTCCAGTACGTTGCCGGCTCGCATGTTCGTGATCTGGCAGATTCCAGTCACGTTTGCCATGACGACCTTCCGCGTGTCTGCGGCAGTTCCAAAGTCAATCGTCGGTGTTCCCGATGCGGCGACAAAGGCGGTATCCTTAATCAAGTACGGTTTTTCCGCCCCGAGCGTCACGGTCCCCATGACGTGGCAACGGTGCATGTCGAACTCACCGAGCGTCACCGATTCGATATGAGACTCCCAAAACATCATTTCGTGATCTACCGCCGTTGCCGTCCCGGTGACGTACTCGCAGTTGTAGATGGTCGTGTACGAGTAGTCCACGCTGTTCAGCGCGAGAGCCCATCCGCCCTTGCCAGACAGGCTGTACCGTTTCAGATCGGCCGCAGGCGTCACGGTCGTATTCGGTGCAATCTCAAATCGCCGGATACTCAACGCCGCAGCCACGACAACCGCGTCCGCCCACGGGCAAGGATTGTCCGCCACGCCGTTGACGTAACTGACTTGGCCAGCCGCGCCAGAACTATCCACCCACACCGCACCGTTGGAGTAGCCAACCGTGCGAGATGTAGACGCCTTTGCCACAACGCATTGATCCACGTACAGATTGGCGCTCGTCAACCCGGTCCCGTACACCCTGATTCGGACCTTCCCGATGTTCGCACCAGTCCCAGTGTACTTGCCAACGAGTGCCGGACTCTGCGTCGTGTCCACGCTGGTGTTGACACCAGTCAGCGTGAACAGCGTAACCCATGATGTCGTGAGCCAGTTGTACGCCTGGACGGCCGCATTGTCACCGTTGCCGGTCATCCGGCCCTTGAACACCACGCCAACGCCAACCTCGTCCGGCCGCAACGTGTATTCGTAGTACACGTCAAGCGTTCCGCCGCTGTCCGGAATCTGGTGATAGACGGTGTTGCTGGTGTCGATATTGGCGAACGTTCCAACCTCAGTTCCGCCAGTCGTCTTTGTGAACGACGCGGCGGCTTCGTAGGCTGCGGCTCCGGTGGTTGCGATATTGCCAATCAGCGCCACCACGTCGCCAGGACTGTTGGCCGTCCCACCCGTCTGCACCGCATCGCAGTCCCACGGGTCGAGCGTCGTTCCGTTCCAGTAGCCGACGATAGTGCCCTTCAGCGTGTCGCTGATCGCTGGCGATGCACCGGCTTGGAGGTACACGTCAACCCAGTAGAAACCGACGGTCGTGAGTGCGGCAGGCCAGTCACCGACGTAGAAATAGGACGATGCCGGTGTCTCTGCTAGGGTGATGTCATAGTTTCCCCAGTTGGCAACGGTCAGGGCTTCCAACGCTGAACCGTTCCACATAGTTCTGACCGAACTGCGGATCGTCGCGTAATAGGTGCCGCCCGTCGTCTCGGCCCGCCAGTACAATTCCGATGCCATACGCTATCTCCTAACGATGATCGAGCCGAAAACTTTGCCGTCGCCACTTCTCGCACCACGTCCGAAGATTGGCAGAGCGAAGCCAGTAAATTTCCACCCGCGAAACGTCGCTGAGTTGTGGTCCTCGTTGTTGCTTGAATCCACGTTGCCGCGAGAGACGTTCGCATCCCACAACGCCCCGCCGCCCGCATCATTCCCTCTCGGGTAACTATCGCTGATCGTGCAGTTCGATACCTGATTCGTGCCGGTCGTGTCAATCAGATACCACGGGCTGCCTGCGGACGTGCTCTTGAGCGTGATCCCGGTCCCCGTGGTGGCGAATGATGATACCGTCTGTGTCGTGCCAGCGGTGAAGTTCACGGTCTTGGGACCGTTGACGGTCAGCGTGTTGAACGTATTGCTGCCGCTGATCGTGATCTGTTGGGTGCCTGAGGTGTTGGCAACGATGGAGAGGTTATTGTAGGTCAAGCCGCCGCCTGCGAAGGTTCTGGCGGTTGAGTCCGTTGCCGATCCCATCGAAATCGTCGATGTCTCGCCAACACCGGTGCTCGTCAGATTAGTTGTTGTGGTGAACGTCCAAGCATGTACGTTCCAAGTACCAGATCCCATCAAGAGAGTCCGAGCCAGTGCCCCTGAACCAACGAACACGAGACAGGAAACGTTGTAGGTGTCGCCATCCAAGGTGCCATTGGAAAGCGTGATCGTGGCCCCAACCCCGTTGTCGAGATTTCCGCCGAGCGCCACCGTTCCTCCAACTGCGGCGACGGTGATATTGTCCGTCAGTTGCGAGACTGGATTCAGCGATACTGAGCCGCGAGTCCCCATCGTCAGCGTGTACGAACTAGATCCAGTGTAGGTGACGTTCGCGGCCCCGATGAACGAGCCATAGCAAATCTGCTGGACGTTGTTGACATGAAACGCCACCGCATCACACCCAGTGAAGTCCACACCAGGCATCCGTGGCATGTCTTGGTCAATCGTGGTCGTGCCGTTGATGCTGCTGCCGTCCACATAGAGCATGTCCTGCGGCAGCGGTCCCCGGTCTGCCCCCATCTGAGTGCCGCCGCCTGCTGTCTGGTCGAACCAGTACGCTCTGTCCGAAAGGTTGTACGTCCCACCTGCTGCCGAGTACCAGTACCAGTCGTCTGCGGTCGTGAAACTCAGCACGCCACCGCCGCTGATCGTGTTGCCGCCGCAGTCGCCTGAACCTCCGGTGATCGCTGATAGGTCCACATTGCTGCCACCGTTGGCGAAGGTGATGTCGCGGAAGTCTACCGCCTGCGAGTTGGAGATCGTGGCTCCGGTGACGGTGATCGTTCTCGCGGTCCCCAGTGTTTCCGACGTGACAAGCAAGCGATTGACACCTGAACCACGCGGCTTGAACTCGCCGGTCACGGTCTGATTGGCGGCGAGGATTAGTTGTGCGGTTTTGTCGGTGCACCCAGTTGCGTCCACGTACAGATTCGTAACGGTGTTCGCGGTAGAGAGTTGCAACTGACCAGACGTGATCGCCAGTTTGTCTGAGCAGTTGGCGATGGTGCCTGTGCCGACTAGAATCAGCTTAGATGTTGCTGAAGATTGCGTTACGGCGGTGACGTTAGAACCGATAACTCCGTAATTTGTTATCGTCCCAGTATTCGTCCCTCTATTCGTGATCGTTCCAGTTAGATTGATCGGACCTGACAGTTCGCATGAAGCAGCATTTGTCCCGT